ATGAAAAGAAAATTTAGTTTTATATTTGGATTTTTAATTATTTTGATGGCATTTACGTATTCAACTGTATTTGCAGAGGTTAATCCAGGACTCGTAAATGGAGCATCATTGAAATTGGGTTCCGCATATCAAGTCCCAACGACTACATCATCTACAAGTTTACTAACAGATAAAGATTTGAATACGTTTTATGAAATCGGGACTCATAGCTCCACATCAGCTATTGATACTGTTTTTTATACATTTTCTTCGGGGAAATCTATTGGCTCTATTTCCTTTAAATCAGATGTACCTATAGAAATAACACTATACAATGAATCCAAAGCTCAAATAGCAACTAGTTTTCTAACAAATCCTAATAATCTTGGGAATGAAGTAAACGTTGTTAATTTTAATACAACCATTAATAATGTATTTGGATTTGCAATCATCAATACAGGTCCAGTTGCTGGTAAAATATATGAAGTTGATATTTATTCCACTAGAGATTCTGTAGCACCATCAATTCCAGTTGATCTAAATGCAGTTGTTGAAACGGAAACTGATAGTGTCACTGTTTCTTGGCAACCATCAATTGGAACTGATTTGGTGGGCTATAACTTCTATGTAAATGGAATAAAAAAGAATTCATCATTAATTCCAGTAAATCATTTTGTTTTGAATGATTTTATCTATGGGAATGAATATGTTTATCAAGTAACTTCAGTGGATCTTAATGGTAATGAATCTTTAAAAAGTGCCCCATTATCATTCACTCCTCTATTAAATAATTACGCAATTTTAACAATAACATTAACAAATGGATTAGAAAAAGAATATGATATTTCAATGACTGAAGTTAATAAGTTTATAAATTGGTATGATTCCAAAGATGCAGGTGTTGGCCTAGCAAAGTATGCCTTCGTAAAAACTTGGAATAAAGGACCTTTCAAATCTCGAACGGAATATGTGATTTTTGATAAAATACTAACTTTTGAAGTCAGTGAATATGAAGTAAATTAGTGCTTTTTAAAGAGTCACTCTCATTGAGTGGCTTTTTTCTTTTCTCCAAAAACGGCATAAACGGTGGAGAGAGCAAGTGCGAACGCATGTTCTGTGTTTTGTTTGCGAAAATAGGCTCGAAGCTGTTTTACTCCAAAATATGGATACGATATAATGACCTTGTTCTTCCTTTTTACTAACTAACTAAGTGCGTATATCTATAAAAGATATTGATCTAAGTAATCTACTGTAGCAGTCCGGCAGATTCTGAACCATAACGGGAAGACATTTGATGTTGGAGCTAAGACGGTTTCAGGTGTACGTTCTATTGGGATAGACAAGACAACTGCATCCGTATTGGACAAGTTACGCAGGAGAATGATTAGAGAGAAGATGGGGCACAGGGATATTTACGAGGACTTAGATCTTGTTATTTCTACTCAGCTTGGTACGTCGCTCTCACCGCGTAATCTTAATCGATCATTCTACCGATTAATTGAACAAGCGGAAGTCCTGAAAATTAGATTTCACGATATGCGCCATATCCATGTAGTATTGTTGTTGAAGATGAGAGAGAATAATAAAAGAATAGCAGAGCGGCTTGGATGGTCAAGCGTTAAGATGCTTAATCGTTACGCACATGTGACACCACATATGCAGAGGGAGACAGCGGATGCTTTTGGAGAGATGTTTTACAACAAGAAAGCAACCGTTTGATTACTAAAAAACGATCTGCACCAAATTCATAAAAGACAGTTAGAGAACGGACTTAACAAAAACGAAAAAACCCGCAATCCCTTATGGTACATAGGATTACGGGTTTTCATTCGTATGATCTGAACAGGGTTCGAACCTGTGACCCCTACCCTGTCAAGATAGATAGGTGTTCGGTGTTATACCGTATTTAGCAGTAATAGCGGCAGTTAAGGGTGTTCGCACGAACGTTTGTTCTGTATGTTTCAGAACCTTTAAAAATCTATTTTCGTATCAAAAATCGTATCATTTAGTACCATAGAATGCTTTACCGAATGTATCAGCAACATCTTCTTGAATATCGGGGCGAATATGCGCATAATTGTCGATCATTCTCGTGTCCGACCATCCAAGGCGTTCTGCAATTGCCTGTGGTGTTTCTCTATTTTTAATTAGGAATGTAACATGTGAATGTCTCATGTCATGAAATCGAATCTTCTTCAAATCTTCGCCAGTGTATCCCCATTTAGCTCGAGCTTCAACCAGCTTCTCATTGAGTGTTTCGACAATCCTATCAAACGTCCTATTAAGGTTACGGGGAGAAACTGGACTGCCGAAACGCGTGCATACTACAAGTCCGTTATCTTCGAAAACATCGGCATACTTCATACGTCCCTCGCGTTGCTTAATCCGGTGTTTATTTAAAGCGTTCATTGTTTCGGTATCGACTTTTATAGGCCTTTGTCCTGACAATGTCTTTGCTCCCACATCAAATCCTTTGCCATCATGGTTCAATATCTGCGTGATGCTGATAATACGGTTATCAAAGTCAACGTCTTTCCAACGAAGCCCCAGTATTTCCCCTTGTCTCATTCCTGTGGTAAGAGCAAGGACGAAAACAATCGCTAACGGATCTTCTGCAGCAGCTTCGAGGAATTGCTTTGATTCTTCCAATGACCACACCTGCATTTCTTTCTTACGCGCTTTAGGTCTTGGCACAATTGATGTGGGATTCTTCTGAATCATATCCCACGTAACTGCTTTTTTCATTGCTGCGTTTATGAGTGTATGGCATTTTTGGATATTCTCATCCGACAGTTCTCCATTTTCGAAGAGGCGATTGTACAAGTTCTGTATAAGTCTAGGAGTTAATTCGGAGAGTTTGAACTCACCTAAGAACGGCAAAATGTGATTGTTTATCAATGCTGTGTATGTTGTAAGGGTTTGAGGCTTTACTTGTAGTTTCTTGTCATTTAAAAAATCACGCATAAAGTCGTTGAAGGAAGTCTTTGAAGGCTCGAAGAATGTGTTTTTATTCAGGTCATTTTCCATTTCTGCCATAGCAGCTTTTGCTTCTTTTTGAGTTCTGAATCCTCTTCGCATCTTTTGTTTATACTCGCCGTTTTTGTCTTTGTAATTAATTTTAAAATCCCAATTTCCTGTTGCGTCATTCTTCATAACTGGCATTGTTACTCACCAGCCTTGTATTCAATTAGTTCGTTGATATCCTTAATATCAAGGGCGACCATAATCTTATTCAGTGTTTCTGGTGACCAGTTCTTAGCCCTGTTCTTCACCAAGTCGTCAACAGTGTTCCAACGAATGCCGATCTCTTCACTAAGTTGCTTGGTATTGTATTTCTTTTCAAACATGATCCTATCCAGCTTTAGCCTTAACATGTTTTATCACCTCAAAATGATAATACAACGAATATCGTTTTAAATCAACAATATAAGTTATAGATAAACTAAATATGTTGACAATCAACGAAAATAGTTGTATAATAAGAATATAAGGAGGTGAGAACAAGATGGCCAAAAAGAAAAAGAAACAGCAAGTAGATAATCGAGTGGCAGTAATCATCACGCTAGTGAGTGCAATCATTAGCCTGATAAACTCGACAATCGCCCTCATCATCACACTCAGCCACTAAGCAGAACCCGAAAGCCTTGGCTCCGAAAGGAGCCTTGGTCTAGGGGATGGTGAAATATAAGGGTGCTGTTTCTTTCTCTGAAATTATATCACAAAGGGGATGGATATATGAAGACGTCCAAACTGTTGACGGCTGCAGTTATTATCAGCATCGCCGCTTTGGTCATTAGTATGGTGGCTCTTACAATCACATTAGTTAAATAAACGCCTGAAGAGTCTGCTGCGGAAGCGGACGAAACCATTTCGAGTTAACCCTCGGAGTGGTCGCGGATCTCCGCTACGAGTTAGCCGTGCATGGCTGGCCTTTACATATATTGTTCTTTGAAATATTTAATAAACATAGATTTATGATTAAGGGAGAGTGTGTTTGCGTGAAAAGTAATTTTGAGAGAATTATCAATAATTTACAGACAACTTTTGCTGAAGACGAAACGATGCAAGAACAGTTAGAACGCATTGATATGAAAAGCCAATTTCGTTCGCCAGAGATGCTTCACGAAAGTTGGAATGACCTAGCTCGATTTATTAAGACTATTCCAATGGATGCGCTAGTAAAATTACTAATTGTTTTTTCGGATTCCATTATTTTTAGTGAAGGAGAAAAGGCGGAAATCTAAACATCTCTTTATAAACATAATAATAATATAAACAATCTAATATCATCCGAAAAAACGAATGATGAAGACAAAGCATTTGCGAAGGAATGGTTAGCAAATAGCTTGAGTGTAGTCTATAAAATTCAGGATAATGATTTCTGATTAACGAACTACTACTTTTTCCTAACTATGGTACATAAATGGTAATTATATGTTAAAAGCGCTATTTCTTGTCATGCAGTCGCCACCAATAGATAAGAGAGCAAACATGAGCAGCACCCGACACAACAAACATACCCATTCTGGCAGTAGGCCGGCTTTGAGCCGTAAGGCACCTAAAATCCACAAGGGTACAATAGCGGGCATGCTGCTCTTTTGCTTCCTAGCTCGACATTGATTACATCTTTGTCGGAGGTGATCGCGTTATCTCTTCACTGGGCGCACTCAGTTGGCATGAGAACGTATGTTAGGTGTTTTGCCTCGTAACTGAACGCCGAATATACAAAGTCTCTTAAAATGGCAATGCGAGCGTCTGGTGATGTCCGTTCTTTTTCGCTAAATCAACCAGCGTGGATTCAGCGACTACTCTAGCCAGCTCCGCAGGATCGGTTGGCTACCGAATACAGTTTGAGGGGGAACACCTTCATTCTGGTAACACAACTGCGGGGCATCATATGTCGGGTTTACTCATTGGATGAGGATAGACACGGAAAAGAGGGTTCAATCCCCTCCGCGTTTTAGCAACTCGGTAAGCGCACTGGTGGTTTGTTAACATCCGAGATAAGTATCCAGTGTAAAACGTTTTGGTATGCGACACGGTTCGAATCCGTGACCTGACAACTAATAAATTCACTATTCCCAAGGGAGCTTGACGGCTCTCTTTTTCGTTACGCTGATCCTGCAAGGCGGCATGGTTTTGTCATTCTCCAGCCGCAATGTTTGCATCCTCACTCCTTGCCACTGACTGCAGGTGTAAGGATCGGCTCGCAGCGGCTTATGACATGCCGCAGTAAATGTCGTTCTTCACCCCTTGAATAACGAACGTTTGTTCGCATATAATAAGAGCATCGAAAATGAGGATGGTGTTCTTATGGAGACAGGATCACGCAAAAAACTCGAAGGAAATGGATTGTGGGAAAGCAGTCGAATAATCCTACCTGAGCACAAAGCAGCTCTTAATAAATTGTTTGCCGATGATAAAAAGCGGAAGCGCATTGAGTTGGATGAGCAAGAATGGGCAATCATTTCGCAATTGGTTGAGGCATCGCTTAAAAGCCGGCAGGAGATTAAACTGCAGATGTTTCACGCTACAGAGAAGCTGGAGGTTATCGGCATCGTTGATCGCGTGGATCAGCTTAATGAGCGCTTTATGGTGGACGGCGAATGGTTCAAGATTCGTGATATTGAGGGTGCAAGCATTGAGCATTGATCGGCAAAAGCTGGTCGCTCACCTTGAAGGCAAGACTGAGGAGCTGCGGCTGAAGATTGAAGGGTTCGACGACTCAAAAGGGATCGACAGCGGCATGGTGCTTATGTGGCTTGCAAAGAAAATCGTCCTGACTCATCTGTTAGATGATTTGTATAAGGGTGAGTTTGATAAAGAAAAACCGCTTAGCGAACCTTGAATTCGCAGGCGGTTTTTACGTAGTGCATGTAACATACTCGCTCCTATTTCTTGTCTTTTGGTGGGAACGGATCATTACCATAGCTATTCGAATTTGCTATTTTACCATCTTTATTATGGATTCGATGCTCTGTTTGATCTTTTTTAGCTTGTTCTTTCCCAAGCTTTTGTGCTTCAACTTTAGTGTCTGCATGACTTTTTACTTTTCCGCCCTGTTTGTTGTTCCAACCCCCATCTGGGTCAGGCACGGTATGAACTGGTGGTTTTTTATCGGACATATTAGAACCTCCTCTCTAGTTATATTTTACTAGGAAGCAGATTACAGCAGCAAGATATATAAACCGAGCAATAACGACATAATCTCCTATAACAATTCGACAATTTGTCGATTTAGTCACTCATCCAAGTGGCTTTTTATTTTCTCCACAAAACGGCATAAACGAGAGTATAAACGAATACGAACGTATGTTAGGTGTTTTTATTGGCGAAAACGGGCTAAATCTCGTTTGACTCCAAAATGTGGCAGTTGTAAAATGATCTTGTTCTTACTCCAAAGTTACAAAGTACGTATATCTTTAAATACAATCGCCGTACTACGGCGCACCTTGCCCTTAGTGGGTAGCGTAGCGATCCCATGCTTTTATATCTGCTCTAACATATATCGTTTTTCAGAGTCGCCCTTAAATGGAGCGGCTTTTTTTATTGCCAAGAAAGGAGTTGAGACGATTGAAACTGCAACGATTATCCATATTCTCTATATTCCTGACACTGTTCTTGTACATCAACGTGGTGCCGATCAGAGACGTTCCTAGCAATTACGTGCTGGCAGATCGCACTGAGCCTAAGAGCAAAGACGATGTAGCTGCTCATGGCTAAAACTGCACCCAAGGACAAGAAGCCTACAACCAGTAGACCTGAGATGCAGACGCTCACTGTCACATATAAGTGCGGGCATGAGGGGCAGCGACCTGAGATCGTTTATCCTCATGTTGGCATTTCTCATACGCTTAGCTGGATCAAAAATAATGTGAGGTGTGGTGAATGCAAATGAGTCTTATAACGCTCATCTGTTATGTGATTGTTGCCATGTTCGTGCTATCCGTTGTGGTTGCAACGATTGTATTTGTGAGAATGAATAAAACGCTCAAGGACTTCAATAGTGAATACAACGCTGCTGAAGAGCACATAGAGCTGACCACTAAGCACATGAGGAATAGGCCTTGGAAGATACCGCGATGACAGAGTATCAGTGCGGGTCGTGTGAAGCGATAGACATATACGAGCATATGAAGCAGGCATGTAGGCATTGTGATAGTAAGTCGTTGTGGCCTGTTCAAAAGCTCGGTGTTGAAGAGACAGTCGGGGGTGGTGATATGTAGATGGCTAGAGCAAGGGACCCTAATCGAGACAGGGCAAAGGACATATGGAATGAGCACGGCGGGAATATCACAAACCGACTCATTGCTGATCAGCTTGGGATTGACGAGAAGAAGGTTGCAGTTTGGAAACAACGCGATAAATGGAATGTTGTACAACAAACCAGTAAAACTGTTGTACAACAAAAACAGAGCCGTCCTGAGCCTGCGAAAAAGCAGAGAACTTCTTCGGGAGATTTCGATAATGAATCCATAGGTAAACTCTCAGACAAGCATAAGATTTTTGTCGAAGAATACTTAGTCGACCTAAACGGGACGCAGGCTGCTATAAGGGCTGGTTACAGTGAAAGAACGGCGAATGAGCAAGCGTCTCAACTCTTAGCTAAACTTAGTATCCAAGCTGCAATAAGAGTGGCGAAAGCGAGAAGAGAGCAACGGCTTCATTTCACGCAGGATGACGTGGTCAATCAGCTCGCTAAAATAGCATTTGCTGATATCAAGGACGTCATCGATTGGGACAGCGGTAAGCTGGCACTCAGGCCGTCTGAAGAGGTTGATGGTACGATACTTTCGGAGATTAGCGAGACAGTTTCGGAGCATGGCCGGAGTAAAAAGGTGAAGCTAAATGACCGTATGCGGGCTCTGCTGAAGCTTTATGAACACATGAGCGATGAACAGCGACTTCGAATTGATAAATTGCGGTCGGATGCCGAGGCGAAAAAAGCCGAAGAAGACAATGATCCGCATGCTCAGGGAGCTGGCTATGAAGAAGCTTTGAACGCTCATGTTAAAGATGTCTTTGCAGATGAGGATATCGACGATGAAGCGTAAACGGAAGACCTCATTTCGCTTTCAACCATTCAGTCGCAAGCAAAAGAAACTCATGATGTGGTGGACCGATAAGAGCCCGTACAAGGACTTTGACATGGTTATAGCTGAGGGCGCAATCAGGGCGGGCAAGACAATAGCCTGTATCGATTCGTTTATTACCTGGTCGCTTGCAAAGCATCGAGATCAAAACTTTATCATAGCCGGTAAGTCAATGGGTGCGCTCAAACGTAACGTGCTTGAACCAATGTTTCAGATTCTCACGGCTAAAGGTATTCATTATGAATATCACATGTCACAGAATCCGAATGTTACTATCGGGACCAATACCTATTATCTGTTTGGAGCCGGCAACGAAGCTAGTCAAGACACGCTTCAAGGCTTGACTGCTGCGGGCGCGTATCTGGACGAGGTTGCGTTGTTTCCTCAGTCCTTTGTAGATCAAGCAATAGGTCGTTGCTCCGCTGAGACAGGCGATCAAGGCGCTAAACTGTTCTTCAACTGTAACCCGGGAGGACCATATCACTGGTTCAAGCTTGAATTTATCGATAAGGCCAAAGAGAAAAAGATTCTCGTCCTGCATTTCACGATGGACGATAATTTGTCGTTGTCGGAGAAGGTTAAAAGCCGCTTCCGCCGCATGTTCTCGGGCGTGTTCTTCAAACGATACATTCTCGGTTTATGGGTGATGGCCGAAGGCGTTATATATGATATGTTTGGCGATCAGCACAAGGCTGAGACCGTCGATAGAGCTTACAAAAAGTATTATGTAAGCTGTGACTACGGGACGCAGAACCCAATGACATACGGCCTGTGGGGGCTTTGTGATGGCGTTTGGTACAAAGTGAAAGAGTACCATTATGACGGCCGAGCTTTGGGTAAGCAGAAGACTGATGAAGAGTATTGCGATGATCTAATTGAGTTTGTTGGCAAGCGAACGCTTCAAGGCGTGATTATCGATCCGTCGGCAGCTTCGTTCATAGCAGCCCTCAAGAAACGCGGTTTATACCATGTAATTAAGGCGGCCAATGAAGTGGCGGATGGCATACGCAATGTTTCATCAGCACTTGCTGAGGGAGTGATCAAATACAACGATTGCTGCGTAGAGACCTTTCGTGAATTCGCATCATACTCATGGGACGCTAAGGCGGCTGCTCGCGGTGAGGACAAGCCACTGAAAGAAAATGATCACCAAATGGATGGAGATCGTTATTTCGTGAACACGATCATCAAAAAGCAATCCGGTGTTTGGTTCGGATAGAAGGGAGAGCAAAATGTCAATTATGGGCGAGTACATCGCAATCATTGAGCAGGGTGCTAAGTCAGGCATGAGTATGGAACAAATCATCTTGAACGAAATATCATTGTGGGACCGATCGCCTGAAAAGAAACAAATGCTTCAGGGTGAAGCTTATTATAATGCTGAGCAGGATATTCTCAAGTCTGACAGAAAAGTCGTGGCGGCTGGTGGGGGAATGGAGCCAGCAGCCAACATAGCTAACCGCAAGCTCGTACACAGCTTTTTACGTAAGTTGGTGGATCAAAAGGTTGGTTATGCACTAGCAAAGCCAATGAATGTGCAGACAGACAATGACGCATATCAGAAAGACCTAAAGGAAAGGTTCAATAAATCCATGCTCCGTCTATTGCAGAGGATCGGAGTTGAGTCTATCAATAAAGGGCGCTCTTGGATGCATGTCTATTATTCACCTCTTGGGAAACTCTCATATAAGCGCATTCCAGCTGAGGAAATCATCCCTATCTGGAATGACGATGACCATACAGAGCTTCATGCTATTATTCGCGTTTACAAGGTAGAGTCATACGAAGGAACCACGCAGCTTAACGTAACAAAGGTTGAATACTGGGACGCTAACGGCGTGAAACGTTATGTGCTGCAAGGTAATCTCATTCCTGATGTCGACGCTCCTGGTGAAGCGCATTTTAATGTGGTCGAAGGTGGTAAAGAGAGTCCACTGAACTGGGAACGAGTGCCGTTCATATGTTTCAAGTACAATCCAAGTGAGTTGCCGCTGCTTCAATTCTTGAAATCCTTAGTGGACGATTACGACAAGATGAAGTCGGACAATGCAAGCAATCTAGAAGATTTGCCGAACAGTATCTATAAGGTCAAAAACTTCAGCGGAACGAGCGGAGATGAATTCCGAGCAGGCATCGCAAAGAATAGAGTCGTGTTCACAGGGGATGATGGCGATGTAGACACTATCAGCCTTGATATAGACACAGAAGCTTATAAGAACCATATGGAAATGAACCGCAAAGATATCTACGAGTTCGGTCGTGGTGTTGATACGCAGTCCGAGAAGCTCGGAGGAGACAAGAGCGGTGTTGCTTTACGCTTCTTATATGCTGACCTCGATATGGATTGCAACATGTGGGAAAACGAGTTTCAGGCAGCTCTCGAGCAGCTAGTGTGGTTTATGAACACTGACCTCTATAATTCAAGCGACAAAGACTATTTCGATGAGCCAGTTGATTTCATCTTCAATCGTGACATTTTGATAAACGAAGCGGAAACAATTAAGAGCATTCAGGAGAGCGTTGGCGTGCTTTCTCAAGAAACTCTAGTCGCAAATCATCCTTATGTGACTGACACCAATGAGGAACTCAAGCGAATCGAGGAAGAGGAGAAGAAGGCGATGGAAACCATAGACAACTTCCCCGCCCTCCCGAATGAGGACGGAACAGGCGGAGCTGGCGGCGGTGGAGCCTAATGAAACCTGAGGCTTACTGGAATAAGCGAACTGAGCAAATAGCCAACGGAGCCCACCTGCAGGCGGATGCTTATGCAGCCAAGCTAAAGGATGAATATCGGAAAGCGCAGATCGCAATACAACGGGACCTAGATGCGTTTTATGCTCGCTTCGCAAATAACAACGCCATTTCTTTTGCTGAAGCTCAAACCGTTCTAACAAAGGGGCAACTCAAGGATTTCAAACTGACATTACGAGAGTTTCAAGCGCTCGCCGTCAATAATCCTGATGGTCGTTGGACAACTAAGCTCAACAACGCTTATTTCAAGCAGCGCGTCACTCGGCTGGAGTCATTATACCTGCAAATCGAGAATGCACTAAGAGTACTAAGTGCCAGGGAAACAGAAGGGCTTAAAGCGGCCATGAGTAATGCTTATGTCAGTACGTATTACCAGACGCAGTTTATGATCAATCAAGGCTTAGGCGTGGCTGTGTCGCTGGTTAAGATCGATACAAAGACGCTTGAGAGTATTGTTGCTCGTCCGTGGATTGGCTCTAATTACAGTAAACGGATATGGGGCAACACAGACAAGCTGGTTGTACGGCTGCAGACTGATTTCACACAAGCTATCATAAGAGGCGAGAGTAATACGAAACTCGCTCGGCAGCTCGAAGTGGACATGGGAGTTAGCTTCCGACAGGCAGAACGCTTAGTAAGGACTGAATCGAGCTTTATTCAGAACGAAGCCAGTTACGACAGCTACAAGCAAAGCGAAGTCGTTGGCAAGTATCGCTATTTAGCAACGCTAGATAGCCGCACAAGCACTGCATGCCGCGGGATGGACAATAAGGTCTTTGATTTGAAAGACAAGCAAATAGGCGTAACTTGGCCGCCGTTGCACGCGAATTGTCGTTCCACTACAGTCCCTCAATTCGATGATAATTTTGATATAGGCGAGCGGATCGCCAAGGACGAAGAAGGCAAGACGATATATGTTCCTGCATCAATGAATTACAAGGAATATCACGAAAGCTTTATCGGAGTTTAATCCGAGCCCTGTCGTATGGCTCTAAACTAGGCAAATCGACCGGACACAACCGGGATAACAAGTGAGGATGATATAGATGGATTGGTTGAAGGATTTGTTGAAGGCGCAAGGGCTTACAGATGCACAGATTACAGCAATTGTGGGAGGTGTGGAGACGAATTACAAGGGGTTTGTCCCTGAACATCGCTTCAAGGAAGTGAACGATGCGAAGAAAGTGGCAGAGGACGGCTTGAAGGATCGTGATAAGCAGCTTGAGGACCTCAAGAAGTCTTCTGGTGACAGTAAAGCGCTGCAGGAACAAATCACGCAGCTGCAAACAGATAATAAGGCTGCGGCAGATAAATACGCTGCTGATGTGAAAGAGATTCGATTGAGCTCCGCTATCAAGCAAGCGTTGCAGGGTAACGTTCACGATCCTGATATCGTGGCAACGCTTCTCGACAAATCAAAAATCGAATTGGACGATGCCGGCGCGGTTAAAGGCGGTCTCGATGATCAAGTGAAGGCCCTGCAAACGAGCAAGGGCTTTTTGTTTGTCGATAAAGACGCGAATAAGCCTGGCTTCAAAGGATTCAAGCCTGCTGAAAGCGGTGGAGGCGGCGGTAAGGATGATGGTGAGGACTATTTTGGCAAGATGGCTGCTGAAGCTGCAAAGGCTAACGAGGGAGCTGCTAAAGCTCAACAAAACTATTTTGAGTAAGGAGATGATTTGAGTGAAATTTGTTCAAACGAATATGACGAATAAGAAAGAAATCTTGAAATTTCCCGATCATTACGTCAATTTGGCGATAACGGTTGATGATACAGGCGTCACAGCAAATGCCGATGGTAAAAAGATTGTTCCTGCTGGCACGATTATGGGTGGTAACTTACTAGCCGATAAGACGATCAAAGCAGTAAAGGCGACAACTACATCTACCGTTTCAAACGCTAAAGGTGTTCTGTTTAATGACGTCGATGTTACCTATGGGCCTGCTGCAGGCGCGTTGATCATTCATGGATTCGTTGATCTGGCGAAGATCCCGACAGCGCCGACAACCGAAGAAGTTACAGCGTTAAAACAAATCACATTCTTGTTATAAGAAAGGGGACACGACATGCCTACTATTTTCGATATTGTAACAGCAAAAAACATCGCAACCTATTACCTTGCCAATCCTTCAAACACGATTCCTTACCTTGGGGCAACATTGTTCCCACCTAAGAAGCAGCTCGGCCTTGATCTATCCTGGATCAAAGGTTCTCGCGGACTTCCAGTGGCTCTGATGCCATCTGCATTTGATGCCAGGGCAACGCTTCGTGACCGCATCGGATTTAGCAAGATTGAAACAGAAATGCCGTTCTTTCGTGAGGCTATGCGCGTAGGAGAGAAGGATCGTCAAGAGCTCAATCGTATTGCCGATTCGGCTAACGCGGCGCTCTATTTGCCTTTGATTAACGCGATCTACGATGATGTCACGACTCTGGTAAACGGCGCAAACGTGCAGCCGGAGCGAATGATTATGCAACTCCTCTCCACTGGTAAGATTGCTATCACGGCTAACCGACTGAACTTCGACTATGACTACAAGATGCCTGTAGGTCACAAAGTCACGCTTACGGGTTCTGATCTATGGAGCAGCCCCGATGCCTCTATTGTCGAGGACATTCAAACATGGATGGATCTTGTAGAGGCGGATACAGGCGTGCGTCCTCCTAAAGGTATTTGCACGCGTAAAACATGGAATTACATCATGCAGAACAAAGGCATTCGTCTTGATATGAACCCGTTGGGCGGTCAAAACATCATCATGACTGATTCGATGATGAAACAGTACTTGTTGTCCAAGCTGGGTCTTACGGTTGCTGTGTACAACAAGAAGTACGCTCTTCAAGAAGGGTCGACTGCTCTGTTCTATCCGGATGAGTATTTCACGTTGATTCCAGATGGCAGCCTTGGAAACACATACTACGGAACAACGCCTGAGGAGTCCGATCTCCTGACAGGCGTTAGCAATGCCGCTGTGCAGGTTGTTAATACTGGCGTGGCTGTCACGACCATCAAAGAGCCGCATCCGGTTAACGTTGAAACAATCGTCTCTGAAATCGTGTTGCCATCATTCGAAACTATCGACAACATCTTTATTGCAAAAGTAGGTTAAGAGGGGCTGCGGCCTCTCTATTTTTCTTGAAGGGGATGATTTAATTGAAAGCAAAGACTGAGGAAGAAAAGTTGAAGGAAGCCGAAGCTGCTGCCGAATTACAGGCTGCTAAGGAAAAAGAAGAACAAGAGGAAGCTGCTGGACTGGCCGTAAAGGAACCTGAAACACAGCTTGTCACGTTTACCGAGAATGTGAAATATCGCAAACAATTCTATTCGGCAGGACAGGAGATTGAAGTCCCCGTAGCTGATCTGCCGTTGCTCAAAGGACTTATCTAATGGCGGCCGCCGATCCGGTTGAAGTCCTCGAGATTGTGAAGCTGAGGTTCAAGCTTTCAACTGATAACCATGACGATATAGTCAATTCATATATTCGTGAAATCGGTCGGCGTATCCGGCATTACTGTAATATCAGCACCGTGCCGGAGGCGCTGACAGACGTTTGGGCCTCCATGGTAATGGATGCACTCCTTGTAGAGCAAACAGGCATTCCAGAGATTGCTGAAAACTTACCTGTTGAGTTGAGCGTGAAGATCGGAGATACGTCTGTTGCTCCTGCAAAGTCGACTGGTTTGACCAGCACGACAAAAACGTCCATCGACTCCATTGTGCTCAGCTATGCTGCTGATCTTAATCGATACCGAAAGCTGGGGTTTTAGTCATGATCAATTATCAGCGTCACAGAGCAGCTTTAGAGCGGTTGTATGAGGATAAGTGTACAATCAGCCGCTATTCATCGGCAAAGGACCCAGTGAGCAAGGAAACGGTTCAGACGGCGGTAATAGTGGTGATAGATCAACCTTGCCGAATCTCTCAGAAAGCGCTTGGATCAAATAGTCAGACTGAAGCGCAAAATGATATCCGCTATGAGACGAAACTGTTTATTTCGCCGGATATTGAGATTAAGCAGGGTGATGAGATAGCCGTCATCCGAGGAGCAACTACTCATAAGTACCAAGCCGGAGAGCCTTTTCCGTATCCCACACATCAAGAGATAAGCATACAACGCAAGGATAGGGCATGAGTGCGGGCGGCTTGTTTGATATAAGTGCGCTGGAGAAAATGGTTAAGGACCTGCAACAGGATATTGATTCCGGTGTAGTTGATCGCTTTGTTCGAGATTTGATAAGCGAGCTTGGCATGAGGACATTAGCAAGAATCAAGCAGCGAACACCTGTAGGGAATGGTCAACTCCGAAACTCGTTTCAGATTGGCAGTGTAGTCAAGACATCGACAGGGTATGAGGTCGAAGTCTTTACCAATCTTGAATATGCAAGCTTTGTAGAGAATGGATTCCGAGCTCACTGGGTGCCTGGTCATTGGGTGGGTAACACCTTCGTTTACGAATCAGGCGCGAAGACAGGGATGCAAGTGGGTAAAAAGGGCGGTTGGGTGCCGGGTCGCTTCATGGTTAAGATTTCTGTCAACGAGATTGAGGAAATGCTACCTGATTTCTTAGCCCGCAAGCAGAAACGGTTTTTAGAACGCTTAATGAACGGGCGGTGAAGATGTGGTAACCGTTACAGTAAACAGTATAAGAGACGGCCTAATTGCCGCACTTGATACGCATTTTCCCGATATACCAATATTGGGCGAGGAGATAAAACAAGGCTTAGACGGTGGATTCGACATCGAGGAGCCTTGTTTTTTTGTTAAGCAGATCATCATGCAACAAAACGCCCTACTTGGACCGCGAAGTCAACGTTCACAAACGTTCGATATCCATTTTTTTGCTGACGACAATAAAAACCGCAGCATGCATAACATGGCCGAACATTTATATGAGCACTTGGAGTGGATTGTTGTAGATGGCGTTAAATATCGCGGCACAGGAATGAATCACGAAATCGTGAATGAGATCATGCATTTCAATATCGATTACAAATTACATGTAGTGCGACAGCAGGCGCAAGATCCAACAATGCAGACAATGAAACAGGAGGTACGCATACATGGCGAATAAAGATCCAAAAGAAGAAAATTTGGAAGTTGTTGAAGCTCCCAGCAGCTTCCCTAAGCGGCGTTGGCTCATTTCGGCACGCTTTATACCACAAGAGCAGGACGTGTTGTCTGTGGCTCTTTTAGACGGCAAGGAGTACACATTTGATGAAGCTAAGGCTGCTGTTAATAAATTCTTGAAAGCGGAGGTGCTGTAAGTGGCTGGAGGAACGTGGGTAACACAGAACAAAGTAAGGCCAGGCGTATTCATTAATTTTACTTCAGAGCCGCAATCTACCAGCGTGCTTGGTGATCGCGGCGTTGTAACGATTCCGCTCGCATTAGCTTGGGGAGAACCTAAGAAGATTCTGGCTGTTAATGCCGGAGATGATGTTTCGAAGTTGCTCGGCTATCAGATTTCAGAATCGCAAATGCTGCTGATAAGAGAGGCGCTGAAGCGAGCGCGGACGTTGCTGTTGTATCGCCTTAATACAGGCACCAAGGCGGCGGTGACTGTTGGAACGTTAGTGGCTACGGCAAAGTGGGGCGGCGTCAGAGGTAACAGTTTGAGCGTTGTGATTGAAACGAACATTGATAACACATCGTTGAAGGACGTTAAGACTTTACTTAATGGCGATGTAGTTGACAAACAGGTAGTAGCGAACGTTGCCGGCTTAGTTTCAAATGATTATGTCGTGTTTAGTGGCAGTGCAACGCTCACAAACACTGCAGGAGCACCTCTTATATCGGGAGCTGATGGAACGGTGACTAATCAAGACTATGTTGATTACCTTGCAGCGGTAGAGGTATTTGACTTTAATGCAATGGCAATTCCGTCCGCCGACTCCGCTGTCAAAGGACTGGCTTTAGCTTTTGTTCGGAGGCTTCGCGAAGATGAGGGCAAGAAGATCCAAGCCGTGCTCGAGAATTATCCTGTCGCTAATTACGAGGGGATTATTAGTGTTAAAAACGGCGTGGTACTAGAGGATGGTACAACGCTCACAGCGGCGCAATCTACTGCGTGGGTAGCTGGAGCAACGGCAGGCGCTAACGTCAATCAGTCGCTTACCTACGAAGCCTATGACGGTGCGATTGATGTCGCCACACGGTATACGAATGCGCAAATCATTGCAGCGTTGCAGGCGGGTGAGTTTGTTTTCACGCCAAACAATGGAATAGCGGTTGTTGAACAGGACATTAACACGCTTATCACGTATACCCCGACTCACGGAAAACATTTCTCGAAGAACCGCGTTATCCGTGTATTGGATGGAATTGCGATTGATTTCTTGAAAACGTTCAGCTCTTTCTATATCGGTAAAGTGAACAACAATGATACTGGCCGCAATTTGCTTAAGGGCGAATGCATTAAATATTTGGAGCGTATGCAGTCAATCGAGGCGATTCAGGAATTTAGCTCGCAGACTGATATTTCCGTCTCTGCTGGTGAAGGTGCTGATTCGGTACTTATCGTTGCATACGTTCAGCCGGTAGACAGCATTGAAAAAATCTATGTGGCCGTTACGGTTAGACAGGAGGTTGTTGGTTAATGTCATTTATGAATCCGGTTGATACAATTTCAGGTAAGCAGGCTAAAGCATTTGCCACCATTACAGGCCGCGTCGAAGAACTCTTTTACGCAAAATCGCTAGAGTCCACAATCGAGAAGAATAAATCTGATGTGCCTGTACTCGGAAAGACAAATACAGGCAAGAAAGCTGCTGGATGGTCGGGTTCCGGAACCCTAACAGTTTATTACATGACTAGCGTGTTTCGCGATCTGATGCTCACTTATGTGAAAACGGGACGCGATTTCTATTTCGATATCCAAGTCGAGAACGACGATCCCTCTTCTTCAGTTGGTAAGCAGACAATAATTCTGAAGAACTGCAATCTTGATAGCATTATCGCCGCTAAGTTCGATATTACGAGCGACGACTCACTTGAAGAAGAACTCGCGTTTACGTTTGATGATTACGATATTTTGGGACGCTTCAATGCGCCTGCACAATAAGAGGAGGAAGAATAAATATGAGCTTACAAGACTTTCTAAACCAGAATGTAGTAGATGGCGTTACCGATGAGGTTGCTATTTCAGATCGCTTTAAAGACAACGAGGGCAATCTCTACAAATTCAAAATCAAGGCAATGAGTGGAGACGATTTCAACTCTATCCAAAAGCGTTCAACAACCGTCGGCAAAAGAAACAAAGTCGATTTCGATTCACGGCGCTTCAACGCAGCGGTTATTATTGAGAATACAATCGTGCCTGATTTCAAGGATGCAGAAAGCATCAAGAAACTAGGTGTGGCTACTCCTGAGCAATACCTTAACAAAGTGCTTCTTGCAGGCGAACAGGCGGAGCTATCCATCCAGATCCAACGTCTGAGCGGATTCGACAAGGATATGAATGATTTGGTTGAAGAGGCAAAAAACTAATAGAGGAGGGCGATCCGGACGCTAATTACGCGTACTATGCCCTCCACAAACTGAGGCTATTGCCCGGTCAGTTCATGGCCCTCCCGCGTGAAGAGAGGGCCTTTATAATGGCATCCATCGACATCAGAGCTAAAAAAGAGGCAAAAAAATAATTGTCTCTTCTTGGGTTAATTTGGTAGAGTATAGGTAAATTGATCTAAGAAGGGATGAATACCAAATGACTAAAGCTATTGTCAGCCTTATAGATGGACTGCCTTTGAAGAATCCAGACGCACAACTAGAATTGACTTATGATAAAGAATTTCTAGTTATTGTGGAAAAAGAATTTGTTGGCTTTAAAACGAACGCAGTAAATACTTTTAAAATACCTTTATCTAACTTCTTGGAATCAACCGTGACAACTGAGCAGGAGTTGGTAGAAGAGAGCAAAAGCGTTATAGGTCGCGGCGTTGTTGGCGGCTTGTTGTTCGGACCAGCTGGTTTGATATTAGGCGGAATGTCTGGCATTGGAACAAAGCAGGCAAAGAAAACCAATCAGGTGTATTTGGTATCATACCTTTCTTCCAGTGGTGAAATTAAAAATATAACTTTCGTCATGCCGTCCTTGATGGTAAGCGTGACAAAGAAGTTCGATAAGGATCTCAAAAAGAGTTTAACTAAAGTGCAGAGAAGCGCTGAGGTATTAAGGATTCTTGCAAATGCGAATAACGTGAGCGCTGAAGTGAAAACCGAAACAATTCTATAGCAGATACAAGGGAAAACGTCCGTGATGGGCGTTTTTTTTATTTGCTCAGAAGGGAGGTAATTAATATAGCTACAGTGAGCTCCACACTAGGCATATACGATAGATTTACGCAACCTTTGCAACGTATGGTCAACAAGCTAACGGCGGCTACAGTGACGGCTGAGCGGCTTAAACGCGTTGTAGAAGCTCCGATTATCATGTCTTTGAATACAGCGCGAGTAGAGAGCGGACTAACGGCCTTGCGTGCCCGCATAGCAAGTAGCGGTGGTTCATCGGCTATGAACGTGGTCATAAACGTAGATGACGTAACGCAGAAGATTGCACAGATACAGCAGCGTATCCGATCAGGACTCACATCGGCTGCAATCGACGTTACGATTAACGGCGCAAACGCGATAGCACAGGCATCTAGTATACGTGCTAGGTTAATGGGGATTTTGGCGGTGCCGATTAATGTAACTTTGAATGCTGCAACGGTGCTGGGAGATATCTCCACGCTAAGATCAAGAATCATTGCTCAAATTGGCGTTATTGAAGCTGAACTAAGGATATCTTTGCCGGCAACGCTGACTGACATGTTGACCAATCTTAGAGCATTGGTACTGCGTCTAACAAGGGCGGTTTCATTGCTACGAAGATCTCTTAACCCGCCACCAATACCACCTATTCCACCACCGCCACCAATACCGCCATTGCCTCCGAGTGGTGGGGCAGGAGGTACAGGAGGGCTACTCAGTAACCTTAAAGGCATAGCCGCTGCATACTTGTCTATCGCTGGAGCGCAAAAGCTCTTAGGCGCCACAATCGGCGGTGCGATGCAACAACAAAAAATGATGGATATGTTTGTTGCTCGTACGGGAGATGCCGAAGTTGGAACTGCGATGTTCGACAAGTTTAAAAAAGAAGCGCTAGCTGCCGGCCAAGATGTAAACGAATCCTTAAAGGGGACCTTATCGTTCTTTTCCACGACACAGAACACAGACCAGTTGAGCCAATTGAATGGATTGGCTGCTAGGATGGCAGCATTTGATTCTGCTGGTAATGGGATAGAAGGAGCTGCATTCGCTCTTAAAGAAGCGATGTCAGGTGATATCGTGTCACTGGCAGAACGATTCAACATGAGTAAGACAGATATTCGCGCCTTTAATATTGATGAGTTGGGTAAGGCTGGCGACATGGATGGATTTATTAAAGCGTTCAACCAATTGCTCGAAAAACAGAAGATGGGCGAAGATGCATTTAATACGATGTTGAAGAGCCCAGCCAAACAAGCCGAGGTCTTAGGAAACAACATTAAGTCTGCGATGGCTGATGCTGGCGGGTCTGCGGTAGCGGCCTTGTTGCCTTTAATCACATTGCTTAACACAGCATTTCAAGAAGGTAAGTTCCAACCGTTTTTCGACGCCCTAAGTACTGGGCTTGCATGGGCAACATCATTGGTTGTCGGTTTGGTCAAGGCGGCTATGTGGCTGTCGGAGACTATTCAAACTTACTGGCCTGAGATTAGCGCGGTACTTGCTGGTATAGGCGCTGTGATAGCTATGATCGTAATACCAGGGCTTTGGGCGATGATCCCGCCATTATGGGCTGCATTGCCACCGCTTTATGCTCAGGCTGCTGCGTGGCTCGCTATTAATTGGCCTATATTATTAATCGGACTTGCGATCATCGGGTTGATATTGATACTGCAAAAATGCGGCGTATCCTTCGAGCAAGTTTTAGGGTTTATCGGCGGATTATTTATGACGCTTTATGGAGTTATCTACAACCAAATCGCTCTCATATGGAATATATTCGCAAGCTTGGCTGAGTTTTTAATCAATGTGTTCATTGACCCGACTTATGCGGTTCAGAAGCTTGTGTATGATTTAGCTAAGACCTTTGGGAATCACATGGTTAATATGTTGCGATCTGCCGAGGAATTCGCCGGCGGATTTATGAAGACTATCTTGGATGGGATAAACGGTGTCCTAAAAGGGTTCAACTGGCTGAGTAAAAAGATTGAAAGCATGACAGGAGTAAGTTTAGGTGAAGTTGATCCGTTTGAGACTGATAATCTCAACATTATGAGTGACAGTTTACAAAGCATGATCGATAAGTTGGAAGAACCAGTAAGCACTAAGAACGTGGTCAAGATTGACCGAATGCAGGAAAAGAACCTAAAAGACCAATTTGATATTGGTTATAAAGGGGGGGCTTCCGTTGCGAAAGCATTAGACGTGTCTGCTCTAAGCAAAGCGATCAACCCGGACTCATTAAATAAATGGAACTCAGGCTTAACGCCGAATGTCGGATCTGTCGATGAAGTGAAAAAGGTTAAAGGAAAAGTCGACATCTCCAACGAGGACCTCAAGGTAATGCGGGAGCTCGCCGAGATGAAGAACATTCAAAACTTCGTTACACTGACTCCGAGCGTCAACCTGACGCATAACGGCGATATCCGCAATGAAGCAGACATTCGTAAAATTATAACCGGAGTCAAGGTGTATATGGAAGAAGAGATGTCATCGTCTGCGAAGGGGTTGTACGCATGATCAAATATGAGATTTGGCTAAGCTACAACAATAAAGAAGACGAATTTCAACTGCCTGTTAACCCGGGGAAAATAGAAATAGCAGACGGAACAAATAGCAAAACGTTTGACGTTATAGGGCTGGGCGAGGTGAGCACGCTTCTGGGCAGGAAACTATCCGAAGTGTCGTTTAGCGGCTTCTTCCCTTCCTTGTCCGCTCGCGCTTACAAAGTGGGCGCCGTGACTGCTGACCCGTTCGTTTCAGCGGATACGCAGCTCGAGCCAAAGGCATACGTTGAATATATCGAAAAGTGGATGGTGACTAGACGCCCGATCCGCTTTATCTTTAATGGGGGCAGCTTTGGAATTAACATGGCTGCATCAATCGAGTCGTTTGATTGGAGTGAGGTCGCTGGTGGTGGCGGCGACATTGAGTATTCAATTAAGCTGAAACAATATATTTTTTACGGACCGAAGAAATATAAGGTTGTTACTGCCGAAGCAACAAAGGTGGCGACTCTGGTAGACAACGGGAAAGAACGACCTAATGAAAAACAAACTCCAAAGACATACACCTTACGATCGGGTGACAGTCTCTGGAAAGTGGCTAAAACGCAACTTGGAGATGGAGCTCGCTGGAAGGAGATACAAACGCTGAACAAGATTCCTGATGCCAAACTGAAGAGTTTGTCTATCGGCACGGTATTACAATTGCCGACAGTGAAGGGGGCAGCATCAAGTGCTTGAATTGCAGCTCGATAATAAGAATGGAAACGTGTGGGATATAGAAAGTATCGTAACCACTTTTTCGTGGTCAACTTATCGTATTGGTAAATCTTCAAAACTGGAGTTTAAATATTTAAGGTCTGCTGTGTCGAAGTTCGAAGTTAATAACGGGGATATTGTCAGATGCGTAGTTAACGGAGTTAAGATTTTTCTCGGCTATGTTTTCAGTTGTGACGGAGGTTCGGACGAAGAGTATACAATTACTTGTTACGACCAAACCAGATATTTAATGAATAAAGACAGTTATGTTTTAGTGAACGTGACCGCTACTGATGTAATCAAGAGGATAGCAAAGGACTTCGAGCTCAAAACAGGGCAATTACAAAATACGGAGTACATCATCCCTAAGTTGCTTGCTGATGATCAGAGCCTAATGGACATCATCTGGAAGGCGCTCACCTTAACGCTAAATATTACGGGTCGTAATTACATGTTTTTTGATGATTTCGGAGAGCTTGTCATAAGGGATATCGAAACCATGCTCGTAGATTTCTACATTGGTGCCGGTAGCTTGTTGACATCGTATAGCCATAAACAGTCTATTGATTCAGACACATATAACGTAATCAAGTTGTATAAGGATAATGAAAAAGCAGGAACGCGCGAAATCTATCTTGCTAAAGACAGCAATAACATCGCGAAGTGGGGGAAGCTTCAGCTTTATCAAAGTGTTGACGAGGGAATGAATGAGGCTCAGATAAAGGAGTTGCTTAGCTCATTGTCGACAATCAAAAACAGAGAAACAAAATCACTGAAGGTTGATGCCGTTGGGGATTTCCGTTTACGTGCAGGCAATTACATTCGTCTCGTGATAATTGAGCGCGATATCAATCAGCTATTTTTGATTGATGAATGCACACATGATTATGACGGATCAGGCGAACATACCATGACTCTTGAATTGAAGGTGGTTTAGGTGACGTTAGTAGACACGATAAAAAGAGCCGCCCTCGATGCATTGGATGCAAGTCGTCCTGTGCATTTTTTATTTGGAGAGATTGCGACTGTGAGCCCGTTAAGCGTAAGAATAGACCAGCGATTAACATTACCCTCTGAATTCCTGATTACAACAGCTGCTACGGAGGAGCTGAAGACTGAAATCGGCGGGGTTGAATACGTCATCCGTCCAGGTCTACAGCCGGGAGATAAGGTCCTGCTTGCGCGAGTGCAGGGCGGGCAACAATACATCGTGATTAATAGGATGGTGGACTCATGATTCCGACAGGCGGAGAGCTCGCGAATACGCCCATAGATTTTGATCAGCAACCTTCAACGACTTACAGGTTAGACTTGGAAAACGGTCGCGTGATAGGCGTTGTGGACGGCTTAGAAGCAGTCAAACAAGCAGTCTATAAGATATTACAATCACCTCGCTATGAGCATGATATCTACTCGTTTGACTACGGGCACGAATTAACCCGTTTATTAGGTCGTAGCCCGCAGTATGTGCAATCCGAAGTGACGCGCCTTATAACTGAGGGGTTAACGCAAGACGACCGCATACAAACCGTTGAAGGTGTTAGAATCAGCACCGCAGAGGACAACATGCTGGTGGTTTTTAATGTTGTCAGCTCATTTGGCAGCTTTGAAGTTACGCAGGAGGTGAGCTAGTTGTATGAGAGTTATACGTATGAATTTTTGTTAGGCCGAATGCTAGAGCGCGTGCCAAATAATATCGACAAACGCGAAGGTAGTATTATATACGACGCGTGTGCTCCTGCAGCTGCGGAGCTCGCCCAGATGTACATTGAGCTGAATTTAAACAGCAATTTGTCTTTTGCAGATACGGCAACTGATGAATATCTATCTCGCAAGACAAGCGAGTTTGGAATTGATAGAGAACCAGCAACATATGCGCTCAGACGTGGAGAATTCCGGAATGCCAGCGACTCGTTAATGGACGTTCCTCTTAACAGCCGTTTCGGTATTGATGATCTCACATATATCGTAACTAGCAAAATATCACTAGGGGTATTCGTTCTGACTTGTGAATCTACGGGAATAGTCGGTAATCAGAGTTTTGGAACATTGCTGCCGATAACCTTTGTTGCTGGTCTAGTCTCGGCGAATCTACTTGATGTTCTCATCCCGGGGGAAGACGTTGAGAGCGACGGTGCTTTAAGATCACGGTTCTACTCTCAAGTACAGAGCCCGGGATTGAGCGGAAATATCGCAGACTATGAAGCATGGGCATTGTCTGTCGAGGGCGTGGGAAATGTACAGGTGCAGCCGTTATGGAGCGGAGCTGGAACGGTTAAGGTGGTCATCGTGAATAGCGAAGGGCTTCCAGCGAGTGGCTTGCTTGTAAGTAATGTTCAGGATTTCATCAGCCCGATACCTAGCAGCACGGGCGAAGGTGTAGCTCCTATCGGAGCACATGTAACAGTTATTTCTGCTACAGGGGTGGCAATATCCGTTAGCGCGACTGTAGTGTTGTCCGGATCTGCTACCATTGCTGAGATTAATGCAGTATTTTCAGATTCTTTGAAAGCGTATTTGAGGAGCATTGCATTCGCTTCTGACCCTTCGCCAAAGTATGCTCGCATCGGCTCTCTGCTGCTAGACACGCCGGGAGTACTGGACTTCTCCGTATTACGTGTTAACGGCGGCACGACTAACATAGCTATTGCACTGGGACAAGTGGCGATCGGCGGGACGGTGACCTTGAGTGGATGATATCACAAGCCCTATGGGTCTTAAGCTTATCGATCACCTTCCAGATTTCTATGAAGAAATTAAAGATTTTCGTTTAATATCCCAGACGGAAGGGGAAGAGTTCGATGCGTTATTAAGTATAGTTGGAGATTCTTTTAATCAACGATTTATAGAAACTGCAACATGGGAGCTAGCGCGTTGGGAACAACTGCTGGGTATTACGACAGACGTTTTAAAACCATATGATCAACGCCGCAGCGTAATCAAATCCAAGCTGATAGGTTCGGGGACTGTCACGAAAGCGATGATCAAGGCAATTGCCCAAGCGTACTCAAACGGAGACGCCGAGGTAACGGAGTGGGGAACAAACCTATCTAGCGCGGCGGATATCGGACTAATAACTGCTACGACGGTACCTGTTGTTATAAGTGGTGCGGCGATAAACATAACTGCAGAGAACGATTACGTTTTGACATTCGATCGTAGCGCGACAAATTACAGTTTTGGCGTGCGACTACGTTTTAAAAACGCAAGTAACGTCGTCATCACTACGGTTGTAACGGGATGGACGTATTTTGCAGGCTATACTGCACATTATCGCCTTGCAACTGCAGGTAATAACACACATCGTTTTACAGCACCTACAGGCGCGGTAACGGTCGAGGTACTGCATGCGATTGAAGCAAATAACACCCTGTATTATGTAAAGAAAATACAACTCGAACGAGGCTCTGTTGCAACTTCGTATGAAAATTTACCTGACTACACGATCGGTATCAAATTTGTATCATCATTGGGCATCCCGCCGAATATCGAGGATCTCGAAGCCGCAATACGCGCAGCGCTGCCGGCACACCTCGCGGTGCAGTATGAGTACACATATACAACCTTTGGTGAGATCGCAGGCTACGGAGTCACCTTTGGTGCCATAGAATCAGCTGGCTTAACAATGGGCGCATTAGAAACGTGGGAGGGACCGTAAATGATAACGAAGCCAAGTGGCATTAGGAAGGTTGAAGCGTCCGATAATGCCACTGTTGCAAATCAAAACCGCAATGAGGATTTACTAGACGCGAGAATAACGAAGCTTGACGGTATGGCTGCCGGCGCAGGAACAGCGAACAGCGCAACAGACACCGTAATTGGTACACGAACAATTGACGATACCGTTGTGGCTGCGACCGGATCCGACACGCCTACAAGATTATGGAGCAAGCTGGCGTACATGATCAAAGCGATTACAGGTAAAGGATTTTGGTTTACACCGCCTGCAACCACGCTGGAAGCAACGAGTTTACACCTTGCAGCTACAACGGGGATTCACGGCGCAGTTAGTACAGCTACTGCCAACCGTCTCATGCAACGTGACGCAGCAGGAAGGGCAAAGGTAGCGGCACCGGCTGCTGCGGACGATATAGCGAGGCTGGATACGGTGACGACTGCAACTAATACAACTACAGTGACGACTAATACGAATCCGAACACGTTAATCACGAATGGCAAATACGACGTAAGTAGCAACAGCATCAACATGCCGCCAACCACTTACGGGCGCGTTTATATCGATGTTACAACGTATCAATTCGATACGACATACGTGGCGCAGACCGCTTATGACTTCGCTGCTAATCGAATATGGACAAGACGTAATATTAATGGCACATGGACAGCTTGGACGCAAATTAGTAAAGAGATGATTAACATCTCCCCAGTTGTTGATGTGAACACATTGATCGTAGATGGTGTCTATCACCAAGTGGGCGGCACTAACGCTCCTATAGTAGGGACGGGAATATATTATCAAGTTATTACCTACCCAGTCTCTGCGGGGTATATAGCTCAAACAGCTTATGATACATCAACTAACAGAGTTTGGACGCGAAGGATGTACGCAAGTGTCTGGACAACATGGACTCCGCTCCATAAATCGTATGTCACGCCGAGTGATAACGTTTTGCTATCCCTTCCTACAGAGCGAGCAGGGACGGGTCAGATGAAGAGAATACAGGTTAATAAACCTGGTCGTTACAGGTTGAAAGGTGAATATCATTCTTCAACGAGCGGCGTTACTGCTTCCGCTGAATTCGTCTCAGGGAGCAACCCTGTAGCCACTCAGATTAGCTCTAACACGGTGACCTATGCGGCATTTAATGTAGATTTAGGTTACATTGCAGAAAACTCGTACATTTACATCAATGTATATTCTTCGGGAGCTATGTACCTCAGAAACATAACACTGTGTGGTACAGAGGTTTATGACAACCCTAATACGTCAATCACAGGCACGGATTAAAGGAGGGTTATTGCATGTTGTTGATTGAATACGAAGTTTCGACGGGGATTATGCTAGGCGGTGCTATGAACGCTGTTGATTTTGTGGAGCTTCCCGAAAATTCCGCAAGCTGCATCGTAGATGACGAAGAAATGGCTGCTGCGATATGGTTTTCTCATGTTAATGGTGGAGAGGTTGTCATTGCGGTCGATGAAGTGGGACAGTTTCTTTCAGCGGATATCGAGGTCGTTACGCCAATCGAGCCCGAAACACCAAAGACACCAGAGCAATTGCGAATCGAGCAACTTGAAGCGAAGCTTGCATTAAGTGAACAAACAAATTTGGATACGATGGATGCTCTATTTGATGTATATCTTATGGTTCTCGATCTACAAGCTGCAGGAGGTGAGCAGTCTTGACACTAGATATACGTATGGCAGCCTTGACCGTCCAATTAATCCAATCTGGACGGCGCACGATAGAAGACGTTCCCGAACATTTACGAGAAGCGGTGCAAAGTAATTTAAACGCAGATCAGCAGCCCAAGGGGGAAGCATGATGCTGCGTTTTTTGTTATGGCTGACGTTCATCGTGTTAAGGAGAGGAGGTGATATCATGCCACTCGTTACCGTTACAGTAACACTCATTATTGCTGGTCGCCGCACATTTGCTCAAGTTCCTGCAAGCATCCGCGATGCTGTTGAAGCTGATTTGCTTGCACTTGGATTTGGCACAGACGGCAAACCGCTTGAGGTTTAATACATCAGCTCCGCTTCGGCGGGGCTTTTTTCATGCCCATACAAAGAGAGGGGTTTATCCCATATGAACCAAGCGAAAGACTACGTATCAACCATTTACACAGCAGCAACAGCAGCAACTGGCAAGGAGGCTTTCTTGGGCGGCACTGTAGCGGCTGTTGGTCTTGTCATATCTGAATGGTTAGGCGGGTGGGACAAAGCCCTACAAGTCATCCTAGTGCTTATGGTGGCTGATTATATTTCTGGCGTACTCGGCGCAATCAAAAATAAAAACGTAAATAGCGACATTATGTTTTGGGGCGGTATCCGTAAGATTACGGTTTTGTTTGTTATCGGTCTCGCTGCTCTATTGGACGATTGGGTGCAGCCCGGCGCTCCGATTTTCAGAACAGCAGCTATTTACTTTTATGCAGGTCGCGAGGGATTGAGCGTTGTAGAGAACCTAGGGACGTTCGGCGTTCCGCTGCCTGGTTGGTTAAGCGGGTTTCTGACGCAGCTTAAAGAGAAAGGGGATAATAAGCGTGGTTAGCTACATCGAGGACCATATCCCCAAGACGACACCGTTTAACCGCCGTCCCGCTTTGCCTATGACTGCTACAACAATCACGATCCACAACACTGGAAATCCGTCCAGTAGCGCTAAGAACGAACGTACTTGGCTAACCAATCAGACTAACAACCGTCAGGCGTCTTTTCATATCGTAGTGGACGAGCACGGAGCTATCGAGTGTTTACCGCTAAACGAAAATGCTTGGCATTCTGGCGATGGTAACGGCTCTACGAGCGGAAACAGAACATCGATCGGTATTGAGATATGCGAGAGTGGTGACTACGCCAAAACGTTGGAAAACGCCGCTCAATTAGTTGCCAACATGCTTAATCAGCGTGGGTGGGGTGTTGATCGGCTTCGGAGGCACTATGACTGGAACGGCAAGGTATGCCCGCGCCTTATGCATAGTGGCGGTACATGGGAAGGTTGGGTGACATTCAAAGCGATGGTTGCCGCTAAGCTACAGCCACCAAAAGAGGAGGTAGAGGATAAATTGGTACTGACAAATAATCAATGGGAGCAGCTCGGCGCTGCGGTACAAAGCCTGCTTGATAAAGGTGTAATCAATGATAAGACGTGGGTAGATAAGATCAAAAGCAAGAAGCTCACTTTGTCAGAAATCTCATTTCTTAATACGATCGTTCTGTCCCGCAAGTAAAACGAAAGCCCCTGACCTTAGTTGGTTAGGGGCTTTTTGTGTATTTAAGCGTTAACTGACTCGGGTCTCTTAACTTGCAATGGAGGTGGGATAAGCCAACCTTTTTCTTTGTTCATCTCTAGTATTTTAAGTCCTATTGCTGTTTTTGTAATATGGTATTTAGCAAATAATGCACCAATATCTTCTCTAATTGATTGTCCTATAACTTGACTACAAGCAACTAATCCTAATGAAGTATCAGCAGCAATCTTAGCCGCAATTTCAGGATCAGTAAATCGTGCACCAACAGGGATATCTTCAAGTTTAACTGGGGACCTTTCAGGCATTACAGGTACGGTAGCAATCCCGTTATCAATGAGTATAGTATCTAATTCTTTAATTTCAAGTTTAGCCTGATCAATAAGAGCGTCAAGTACTTTTTTAAGATCTTTGTCACCAGAATGGTTTAAATATGCCTGATAACACGAAACAGCACCTTTTGCGACTATGGAAGCTTGCCATACGCTGAAGATTTCTCCATAGTGCATTGGTTCATCTTTTGGATTGCCGCTTAAAATTCCCATTTAGGTAAGCTCCTTTTTATTTCAATTTAGACTTGATTAATATACCCATGAGCAAGGAATTAATGTATTTAAAGTGTTTTATGGTGAGTGATCGTAACATCCCCCTAATGAATAGGGGGAATAGAATTTAAGCATTAAGCACGTTTATGGTCACGATCATGAGCACGGTTTCTGGCACCAGCTAAACCAAGGAGACCTAAAAGACCAAGCCAGCCCCAATCAAAACCGTCATCATCAGTTGTGGCATTTGTTCTGTAATTGTTTGCATTCATACTTGTTTCGTTGGTGTTTCGATTCATGTTTTCTGCTGATGCCGGTATTGCTGAGAACAACAACATACATGAGACGATTGTGATCGCGAAAACAATTCTTTTCATGCTAATTCTCCAATCGTTGTTATATTTGAAATCGAGATTATATTTTGCTGTTTAGAATTTTTTATACATTATATCTCGGATTTAATATGAGTTTTATTTTCATTAATGTATTCTCGAGCTTTATCCAATGTATCAGCGATTTGATTTGATTCGTGTTCAAGCCAATCCGCTGCCATCTCCGGGTCCATACTGCCATGTACTACATTGCCAACAACGCGATCTAACTCATTGGATGCTGCGTCTATCTCCTTAACCAATGTTTCTTCTTCGGTTTCTTTTACCTGTAGTAGTGATGTACCGCATGTGATGCAGGAGTAATCTAATAAATCATCTATCGAAATACGGTTCTCATTATTGCAACCTATGCATGTGACCATTAACGTTTTTTCCTTCAGCATGTGTGTTAAACTCCTTCCAAATCATCGATTTCATATTCCACGATGTGTGTAAAATTGCCGCGACTCATGATTTTTCTAAATACCCATTCAACTTCCACATTTCTGCCCTTTATACTTCGGACTGTCCCGACTTTTTTTGCCCCTCGCACACGTACATGGTCGCCTTCTCTCACCCTTTATCCCCAAATCCTAAAAGCTTGGGCTGCCTCAAAATTCCCGAATCGCTAAACTCAAGAGCAGTAACTCGGCACAGAAACGGTACGGACAGCCACCTAACGTCTGACTTCTTCATACCAACGGAAAGCGAAGGGAAGGGGCATTCTCCTGGGTGCTGCTCCATAAATTGCCCCAATACTTTTTTAGATGCTGCATCTAACCCCGATACATGACCGACGTATCTATCCTCATACCGAAGGACAAGACTCGAAACATAACCAGCCTTTAGTTTAATTCCCACAACGTCTGCCACGATTCGGACTTCTTTTCTTTTCTTAAACATATACCGATGCTTTTTTGCTTCGACATATGGGCTATCCAGCTTGCGAGAGATAATGCCTTCCCACTCACGAGTATTAACCCATTCCCAGAGTGCTGGACCATCGTAAACCAGATCAGTCACAAATACCCGAGGTTGCTTCTCTGGGAATTTAGCTGCAAGCCGAGCATAGCGCTCTTTGAAGGGAAGGGTGCGGATATCTGTGCCCTTGTCATACAACATATCGAACGCAACAAATATAAGATTGTCATCATATTTTTTTCGATTAACACCGACAAGCACGCGCTGAAAGTTTGGCCGGCTGCCGTCAAAGTAAGCTATCTCTCCGTCCAGCACGCAAGCACCAATCCTAAGCGGGCTAAGTAGTTCGACAATCTCGGGAAAACGATCGTTCCTTGGCTCGACACGCTTCGAAAATATCTCCACGCCGCCTTTACCATCAAGCCTAACCAGCGTACGCACTCCATCCCATTTGATTTGATAACCCCATTCAGGACCAGTTGGGATATCCGGTGATGTAACAGGGGCCATTGGTACGCCAGGCAGATCCATTACAGCACTCATGATACGTTATCCTTTGTTTTAGCCGTGCCTTTCCTTTTCCTTTTAGTAGTTGCGGCATCTGGCAACGGTTTTGTTGCATCTAAGCTCGCTTGTAATGCTGCCATAAGATCAACTACATTTGATCTTCCTGCACCTGTAGGTGCGGTAACGATATCTACGCTCTCACCAGCGACCTTCTGCTCAATTAGTTCAAGCAAGGCAATACGGTAATTGTCCGTATATTTGCTAGGTTCAAATTTTTCACTGAGCTGCTCGACAAGGGCCTTCGCCATCCCGAGTTCTTTTTCATTAACAACAGTGACAGCCGGGAGATTTGGGATCTGTGAGAGTGAGCGGATTTCATCCGGAAAGAACATCGTCTCCATACATATACAATTGTCGACCACCCGGATGGCCGCTAGGCTGCTCTTGCTCCGTATGGAAATTTTGGCTATGCCTATCTTGCCTGTCTGCTTGATCGCCTCTAGCAGCAAACTGTAAGCTCCAGCGCCTGCCATATCGGGGGATAGGTAATATGCTTTTTGGAAATACAACGGGTCAATGTCCTGCAGATCAACAAAATCTAAAATCTTTATTGTTTTCTCTGCTTCATCCTGGATGCTTTCAAGCTCATCCTCTTTGATAATGACAAATTTATCTTTTTCATATTCGAAGCCCTTAACAATTTCGTCAGGCCCAATCTCTCTGTCGCAATGTCGGCATGTCTTCATATAGTTAATCGGTAACCCGCATTCCTTATGAAGGCTGCGGAAATGGATATCCTTGTCTTCAGTAGCTGTGAACATTTTAACTGGGACATGTACCAAACCAAAGCTGATTGCACCTTTCCAAACCGTATGCATATGTACACCACCAAGTTGATTATTTTCAAATATGGTGTGCGAAAAATGGTAAATTATACTGCAATAAAAAAAGCCCTTAACCCCATTAACCCATTTTTACTACAAATAGTTTCTAGTCTATTTATAATTAGCTATTAGTCCATGCTGAAGAAAAAAACTAACGTACACTGTACAATCTATATAGGAGGTGTCGTATTGAGTTATTCTGCTATAAAAAAACGGTGCAAAAGGAAACCAATTATTGTATGCCATCCAAACGAAAAAAAAAAGAAACGTCATTCACGAATCATTAAAAAGAAAGTTTGTTTGAAGTGTCCCCCGCTTAACGGACAGCAATTACTAAGTCGACTTGCGGGGGCAATTGCAGAGGTTGGACCTCAAGGACTTGCAGGAGCACTTGGACCCCAAGGACTAACAGGACTTGTGGGAGCAATCGGCTCACTTGGACCCCAAGGATTAGCAGGGCTTGCAGGAGCACTTGGCGCAGCTGGATTGACGGGGTTAACAGGACCAGCGGGACCTGTAGGACCAGCAGGTGGAGTATTAGCTTTTGCAGATTTCTTTGCTTTAATGCCCCTTGATAACGCAGCAACTGTTGCTCCCAATACGGACGTGAGTTTTCCGCAAGATGGTCCATTTAATGGGACTGCGATAACCCGTATAAATGCAAGCTCATTTAACTTGGCTTCAATTGGCACATATCAGGTTTCGTTTCAGGTAAATGTAAATGAAGCTGGTCAATTGATTTTAACCCTAAATGGTACTAACCTAGCTTATACGGTAGTTGGGCGTGCAACAGGAACTTCTCAAATAGTAGGAATAGCGCTTGTGCAAACAACAGTCATTAATTCAGTACTCACAGTTCGGAATCCTGCAGGTAATTCGACGGCACTCACGATCACTCCATTAGCTGGAGGAACCTGGTCGGATTCCGCACATCTTGTTATTATGCAGATCGCATAATGGGTAAAAACTTTATACGGAATTTTTTTACACCTACGACACAAATATAGTGGCTAGTAGATTCGAAACTCTCGGCACATACACCTTATGCACTTTGGAATAAAAAACAGTGAAGCTCTCTAGCTATCTGACAAAGTTCAATTATTAAAGCGGCAGACCAAATTCTGGTCTGCCGCTTTGTCATATTTTAATCCAAGGGTACTATATACTTCCAAGATTGGACGAGGGTTTCGATAAAATTCTACGACTCTATTTTAAATTCGCGGTTATAATGAAGAAAGATTAGGGGAGAAAATAGTTTCAAAAATGTCTTGCAAACAAGACAGTATGCATGTTATATTTGTCTTGCAAACAAGACAGCCTAGTCGGTAAAGGAGACGTGATATGAGTAATGTCAAAAAGAATAAAGCTCCACTCTTCGCGGTCTACACATCGCGAGAAGCTGCCGAACTGTGGGGGCTGTCCGAGAACACGGTGACTAAGTGGTGTAACAGGGGAAAGTTCAATTCAGATGAGGCCAGAAAGTCTGGCAAGGTATGGCTGGTGACGCATGATGGAATGGTTCGTCTAGCGGAAAAAGAGCCACATGAAGAGGAGTGACTGGGTTGAGCGATGTATTGGGATTCTTCTTATTTTCAACAATCGAGGGTATCGGGATTTTCATAATGATGATGGCTATCTTTCGACTAAAGCCGTACAAGCATTTGCTAGGATTCTTGCCAGTGTTGCTGGTCATGGTGTTCCAGAGCTTCATACTTCGTGAGGAGCTGTCCTATCCGTTCTTGGTTCCTGTGGTGAGCATCTTACTGTTCGTTCTATATCAGACAATCATACTCAAACTGCCGCTTGTATGGTCGTTTATCATCACTCTAACCGGATACACTGCTTTTGGATTGATACAAGCGACAATCCTCGTTGTGGGTTATGGGGGAGTTGATGGGGTTCCGCCACATTCAATCGATGCAAACATAGCACAAGTAATTACAGGTGTTGTTCAAGTGCTAATCGCATCAGTGCTTTTGAAATACAGGATCGGCTTCACAGCTGATTTTGAAAAGCTTAGGTTCAGAGCCGAAAGAATCATTGTTGTTACTATGATCGCGTTGACTATTGCGGGGCTGGCATTGGTAGCTATATCGATTAAAGCGATGATCTTTGTGGTTCTTTCATTCTTGTTCTTCTTATATTTCAGTATCAGAAAGGAGAGGGAGGGTTGATAGAGGCAATAGCAAGCAGCATCGCGGTCGGAATTAAAAAGGTAGTACCTGAACACCCTTCATCGGTGGCAGTGCTCCAGTACTCACTTGCTCTAATTTTGAACGGGGCATTCATTATCGGATTGTCGCTATTACTTTCTATTATCACTGGAAAGACGGCTGAGGTCGCGATTATCTTAATAAGTTTTGCATTACTTCGACAAGTGAGCGGGGGGTTGCATCTCAAATCCGGAATGTCCTGTGTCTTGGTATCAACTGGTGTAGCTACAGTTCTTTCACTAGTGAATCTTGGACAAACAATCACTTTAACTATTACAGCAATTTCGATGTTGCTTATGTTGCTGTTAGCTCCCTCTAATATTGAAAAGCAATCACGAATACCCAAAAGATACTATCCGATATTGAAGGCAGTGTCAGTGGTGATTGTAGCAGTAAACCTATTAATTCAATCAGACGTAATCGCATTGGCGTTCATCGCACAAGGCATAACGTTAATTCTAACAAGGAGGTGATCACATGTTCAAGAGAGCTACTTATGGTTTTGCTTCTGCATTGAGTTTGTTCGCGGTTGCTGTTGTTTCTACTGCAAGTTTCTTATTTATCTATCAAGACGAGACTCCAGCCGAACTGCTGAAGTCCGCAGAGTAGGGTGTGATAAATTGTGCATATATTGGGTGTAACCAGCTGTCCCGATGGATTGTCAGGCATTTATAATTTAAGCATTGATGCCATTAATTATATGGAAGGCGATTCCGCTCAAAGAAGAGTCGTCATCTACACGCTCACCGATGTGTTTTATATGCCTGGCAGTATTAAGTTCTGGCAGACAGCTTTAAATAATAGCGGCTATGCATTCGCGGATATTGACCGTAGCACTTTAATTAATGCGGCGAATGTGAGATTACTCGACAGCGATAAGAAAGAGGCTTACTTCGATTATGAGGTAAAGAAGCAATCTCAAAAATGCGGAATTGCTTGGCACAAGTATAAAGCACATGAATTATTCATTAAGACCTTTAATCCAGATGTTGTCGTAATATAAAAAAACAGCCCTGTCCGTAAATGGATGGGGCTGATTTTTTGCTAATAACAAATATGTCAAGGGGTAATTTGTCGCAGCTTGTCGAATGGCTAGGAAAATTCGCGGATTTGAATTTTTGTTTACATATTTATTGATCTACACAATAATAAAGACATAAGGTATTCATTGGTATTTCAGGTAATTCAACTCATCTTTAGACCTACAAATATGTAGGGTTAAGATCAGTGGAGGGCGAGTACTAACGCCGACCGACTACGTGTTGGGCCAAACATAGAATTTTTCCATAGGAACTTTAAGCACGACTGACATTGCTCGAAGTGTCAAGCTGCTCATTGGTCTTCGATTATTTTCGATGTGAGCAATCTCTGCAACAGAAACGTCGAGGCCGCACTTTTTTCTAATCTTAGTGGATAATTCTAGTTGAGTTAACTTGGCTTTAATCCGATATTCTTGTAGCCGGCACTCTCCATGATCAAGTGCCATACCAGAATCCTTTCAAATGAATTCACATTGAGATTATATCACCAAAGGAGCTGTAGTGGTATGAAGCAATTCACTTACATGGTAAATGATGATAATATGTCGGGCGTTGGAATACGTTGTGGCGACATTGTCACTATACAACAAACACAAATTTATGAAGAGACGGACATTGTTGCGATTGCTAGCGAAGAGGATATTTCCAAGCTAGTACTAACTAGGGGGTTCGTTATCAAAAACTCGAGTGAAGAAGTATTAGTTGTCGGAAAAGTCACGAAGGTGAACATAGTGAATTAGAAAGACCCGCCTCTGTTATGAGGCGGGTCTTTCGTATGTATTAGAAATTAATTACAATCTTTCTCAGTTTGCCGATCACCTTAATATTCGACTCATCGCCATCGTTGTAAATAATCGGTGGATATTTGTCGTTAGCTGACTGTAGGAAAAGTGTCGTTCCTTGTTTGTATACCTTTTTCAACACCGCTTCTTCTCCGATCAGAACTGCAGCTATTTCCCCGTCTTCAACTTCTTCTTGCTTGCGGATCAGCAGCAAGTCTCCATCATGAATTCGAGCTCCGGTCATACTATCACCCTTTGCTCTCAGGTAAAAATACTCCCCGCCATTAAGCCATGCTTTCGGTGTCGATTCATAACCCTCTATATTTTCATATGCGAGTTCGCCGTTTCCGCAAGAGATTTTTCCGACTATTGGCAGGCTTATTGTCTCTTCTTCTTCTTTCTCAATTCCGAGTTGGTCATAAGCGCCTTCTGTTAATTGGAGCACGGTTACACCGAGTGCTTCAGCCAACCTCTTCAAGCGCGCTGTATCTATTTTATGTTGTCCCTGCTCGTATCTTTGAATTGTTTTTTTGGATAGATCAACTTTTTCTCCAAGAACTTGCAGGCTGAAATTTCTGATTGTCCGGTACTTATGTATGTTTTTTCCGACGATTTCATAAAATTTTTGAGTGTCAAAAATCTCGCTCATTTCAAATTCTCCTTCATATAATGATCTGAAAATAGTATACCTCCAATAAGACACAAAAGCAAACAATTGTGGTTTTTTGTGTCTCGAAAAGGGTTGACACACTATTTTTGTGGTGATATTCTGAGTGTGTCTTAATCGAGACACAAAAAAAGAAACGACGACAAGGAGGTGATGGAGATGAAGATTACTGTGAAAGCAGCTCGAGTAAACAGCGGCCTAAAAGTAAAAGAAGCTGCTGATCACTTGAATCTTTCGCTAAACGGTTATTCTAAAAAAGAGAATGGTCGTGCTAGATTCTATGCGGACGAACTTGCTCAGCTTAGTAAATTATATAAAGTTCCATACGAAAATTTTTTTGAAGCGGCGTGTCTTAATTGAGACACGATATAAGATAGGCACTCCGCTGATCAAGGCGAAATTAATGAGGGTTTCGCCAGTAAACAAGGTAATCGCGAGTGAGTAACAGTTTTTAAACCAACGCTTACTAAAGGTTTAGTATACGGTGAAAAGCAATACACACATTTATTTGGAAACTTAATGCCACTAACATACGAAAGGATGATGAAAATGAGCAAATTAGTTCGCATCGAGAACGGCCAGCCAGTAACCGACAGCCTGATTGTTTCTGAAGTATTTGGAAAAGAGCATTTCAATGTAATGAACGACATTAAGACTCAGCTTAGCAAACTAGAGGAAGCTGGGGAAAGTGAATGGGGTTCCTTGAACTTTCAAGACACCCAATATCAACACTCGCAAAACAAACAATGGTATCCAAAATATGATTTAACTGAGGATGCTTTCGCGATCATTGCAATGTCATATGTTACGCCGGCAGCAATGAAGATGAAGGTGCGCTTTTTGGAAGAGTTCAAGCGTATGCGCCAGCAGCTATCTGATCCTTATGCCAATCTTAGTCCTGAAGTCAGAGCGATATTTGCGGTTGATACAAAGGTCCAGCAGCTTGAAAGCCGCATAGACGAAATCGACGGTAAGGTCGAGACACAGATCACTTTAACGCAAGGGGAACAACGGCGTATTCAGAAGGCGGTAGGAGCGCGGGTGTACGATTTCACTCAGGATTCTGACGAACGTAGATCTATGTTTAGTGAACTCTACCGCGAGATCAAGGACCGCTGGGGTGTTCCGAGTTACCGCGATGTTCTGCGGAAGGACATGCTCGACGTAATCAAATACATTGAAGCATGGTTCCCGAAGAAGGTGTCGATCTAATGACAACAGTTGAAACAGCCGCCAAGATGATAGCCGCAGCAAAGCGCGACACGAAGACATACGGCGAGGCGCTTATCAATCTCGGGCCCGCATCTAGGGAGGTAGCTCCCATTGATTTCGCAGCTTACGACATGGCGGTACAGTCGCTTCTCGCCGAAATGAAAGCTCAGCCGCACGGAGGTGCCTAGTCATGATCCAAATATTCCACAAGATCTATTGGCGCTTTTGTGGCGAAAAGCACTATGAGGAAACCGAGTTATACCTCGTCCCAAAAGACACCACTCGCCCGTCACAGCATCGTTCAGCTACACGGTACGTTAACCGCCAGCTTCCGCTAGGACACCGCACTCGCGGTGATGTGGGGCTACTATAGGAGGGATTCAATGCGTTCGATTATTGAAGCTAAGGCAGATGCGGTCACCCACTTGAACCAGCTTTACAAGTTTCTGTTTAGCAGTGAGGTTTCTGCCGAGCACATTGGCTGGTTGAATCTGGAGATTGCGGAGCTAGAACGGGATATCGTCCGTCAAGAGGCGATCGCGATATGAACCGCATTTCGGACGAGCTGCTGAACTATCTTGCTGATCGGTTTGTAAGTCAGAAGATATGGCACCTCTATCAGATCAACCTAGAACAATATATTGAGGGCTGGCAGCAGGGACATTGGAGAGATTGGGCTTGATTTCGCAAACGCGAAAATCATGTACCCTTATTATTTTTTTGCCAAAAACGGTATTCTGAGCGGTTTTAGTACCTGGGAGGAGGTGAAAACGATGAATGGAGCAGTCAAGAATGAGGATGTTCTTGTGAAGGTTGAAATTAGAACGCCGCATAAAACGGTGATTATCACCCTTAATGAGGAGTTTCAGAACAAAATTGTTATTTCCTTGGAGGCGTGGAATCGAAAACCGGACAAAGAAGTGAAAGTCATCTTTGAAGATGAAACGTTCACTTGGATCACTTGCCCGCAAGATGCATTTATTTACCGCACTTATACAACCATCGCTGTAGATGATGAAACGCCGATTTACGAAATTCCAGACGATTGTCCGTTTTAATGAAAAAGCCCTAACAGCGATGGCCGTCGCGTTAGAGCCGCAATCAAACAATTCAACGCCAGTTTAACACGGAGCTGGCAAGAAGGGAAGGGCTAACATTGAATCAGAAAATAGCACTTATATCATTAGCATTTAGCTATTTCAAAGGCTTGATTGATTTCAAGCTTGAGGCAGATGGAGAGGACGTCGATGTTTACGGCGACAATGCAGCAGGCAAGACCACCCTGTTCGACGGATTCTCGTATCTCCTTTTTGACAAGGACAGCCGCGATAAGGCGCAGCCTGAGAAGTGGATCAAGACGCTTAATCAGGAAGGTATACCGATCCAAGATGGCAAGCATCAAATTGAAGGTGTCTTGTTAATCAACGGGAAGACACTCACACTGCGTAAAGTTTTTTCGGAGAAGTGGACGAAGAAGCGCGGTTCAGCTATTCCGGAATTCTCGGGCCATGACACAAAATACTTCTTCAACGGCGCGGAGTTGAAACAAGGGGAGTACAAGGCAGAGATTGCCCGAATTATCGATGAGGATACATTCAAACTCCTCACCAATCCGACTTATTTTAACGAAGTGTATGACAAAAACAAGCGTCGCAAGCTTTTGCTTGAGATGTGCGGGGACCTAGCCGATGAGCACGTAATCGCAAGTAATCCCGACTTGCAGGAGCTGCCGTCTTTGCTGGGAGATTCGACGCTTGATTTGCATAGGAATTACCTGAAAACCGAACAGAAGCGAATTAACAGCGAAATAAACAACATCCCGGTTAGCATCACCGCGATTCAGCGAGCTATGCCGGCTATCAACGGCGCTGATGAAAAAACACTTGAGGTGCAGTTGAAGTCCATTCGGAGTCGCATTGCTGGGAAGGAGGAAGAGTTTAATCGTCTCCAATCAGGCGGTGAGGTAGCTGTACAAGAGAATCGCAAGCACGAACTGCAAGGGGAGTTGTTGCAACTCAAAAACAGCATCCAGTCCGGAACACTCGATAAGGTTAACGCGCAGCGCAGCGAGCTCTCGAAGCTCCAAGGTAAACAGTCAGAAATCGAGACGGAGTTCAGCAGGACAAGCCGAGATCATAGCGAGAACGTCCGCATCATCGATGGTAAGAATGCGGAACGCGAGAAACTACGTGAAAAATACGTAGAGGTTCAGGCGCAGGAATTCGCGCATACAGGCAGCGACGATTGCCCTTCATGCGGACAGGCATTGCCGTCTGAGAAAGTCGATGAAGCGCACCAAAAGGCATTACAAGCATTTAATGCAGGCAAGTCGTTACGACTGGAGCAAATCAGAGCTGATGGTCACGCTGCTAAGGACTTAGTAGAACGGCTAGGAGCGCAAAACGAGAAACTTGCAGTAAAACGTCAGCAGTTGAATGAGCAAATGGCTGAAGGAGAGAAGTCAATCAGCAAAACCAAATCTGCGTTGGCAGCATTGGAAGCAAACATTCAAGACGTTGACACTAACCCTGAGTACATTGCAAAAAAGCAAGAAATGGCAGATGTGGAGGCGCAGATAGTTTCTATTCGCACATCGAATGCTGGGATGATTGGCGAATCGAGATTGGAGTTAGTTAACCTTCGAATGGAGGCAGACAAACTCGAGCGTGAGCGCGGGGCGTATGCAGCTACCGCAAAGAGTCGAGAGGAAATTGCATCTTTAAAGGAAAGGGAGAAGCAGCTCGCTCGTGAGTATGAGGGGCTTGAGCGCCAAGTGTACCTAACGGATGAATTCATTCGAACTAAAGTGACACTGCTTGAATCGAAGATCAATTCTATGTTCCGAAACGTGCGGTTCAAACTGTTCAACACACTTGTAAATGGCTCGTTGGAAGAAGTATGCGAGACGTTATATGGCCCTAATCTGGTTCCTTACAGCGGCGGTCTTAACCGTGCAGCTCAGCTCAATTCAGGGCTAGACATCATTGAGACGCTATCCATTCATCGTGGTGTATCGGCACCGATCTTCATCGATAACGCCGAGGCTGTAACCGAGTTGGTTAAAACGACAGGACAACAAATTAGGCTGATCGTTAGCAAATCAGACAAGCTTCTACGGGTTGAGAATGCTGGCAACCCTAATGCAATCATTGTCGACAATGAGGTGATCGCATGAGAGAGGTTGTCGTCGTAAAAGTCCTATCAGGGACTGATCGGGATGGGCTAATGAAAGAAACGCTTGAGATTGACGGCAAAGAGGTGATGAGCGCAGGTTCGCTCAGTGAATGCCCAGAAGACGCGATTCTTGAACGTGATTTACTCGGACCTTCTGATTTCGCACATCTATTGAACAGTTTTCTGATTGAACATAAAGGCAAGCAAGTCCAATTTGTATATGAAGATATGGAGGATGAAGAATGAGCAACCAAGTGTATTCGACGCAACTAACTAAGGTGAATGACACCTTTTTGCCGATGATCGAAAATCAATTAATTGGTAACGGGCTAAATATGGACCAGTATTCAAAACAATGTGTAATGAATGCTTTGTCATCGATTAATACAGCGCTTGATGCTAAAGGGATTACTTTTAGTGATCCGCAACTGGACAAAAGCAATGTGACAACGATTTTGCTTCAAATTGCGTCACTCAAGCTTAATGCGGCAGCCAGCCCTCGTGAAGTATACTTCACGGTCCGTAACGTTAAAACGGGCAAAAAAGAGAACAACAGAGACGTTTACAAAAAGACAATTGAGATGGGCGTAGAGGGCGATGGTAACGACGCTATCCTGTCACGCTTTGGGCGCCACGTCAAAGAGGTTCGTCAATACTGGCTTGTTCGGGAAGATGATCATTTCGAATACCCGAGCTTCAACGGTCTTGAAATGACGCCGCCGAAATGGACACCTAAAGGTAAGGGTCCTGTTGTGAGAGTGGTTTATCCAATCATTCGTGACAACGATATTATTGAATACTACATTTCAGAGCGTGAAGAGGTAGCGAAAAACCTTTTTGCACACATCAACAACGGAATGATGAATGAAACATTCGGCATTTGCGCGAATCGTTATGATGCTACGGCTGACCAAAAAAAGCAGATCACAGCAAAGAAAACCGAGTATCTCAAAAGAGCTGAGAAACTTGGATTGGGAGCTTTGGATGATGCCGATTTGTTGCAGTGGATAAGCCCGGCGTGGTCAGAATTCCACAGCCGTGAATCGATGCTCATTCGTAAAATGAGAAACAATGTGGTCAAGAAAATCCCTAAGGATTTCGGAAATGCTTTCGTGGAGATGGTCCACAGTGAAGCGACTGACGAAGGCTATACAGCTACTCGTCGAGAGATTTCAGACAATGCCAACACTGAACCAATTGACGTGGAGTTTGAAGCTCGAACTGTCTCGCTAGATGAGTCTGAAACGGTCCAACATCAAGAAGTTGCTCAGCCTGCAAAATCAAGCGAGACGCAAACGAACACCGAAGATCAGGGAAAACCGGAAAAAATCGCTATCGAAGGTTTGGACTTCTAAATGATAAAGATAACCCCGATCGGCTCCAGCAGCGCAGGAAATGCGTATCACATAACGGATGGAGAAACCGCCTTGCTGCTGGAGGCGGGGCTCTCATTCAAAATTATTCAACGATCATTGAATTACCGAACAAGCGAGCTGGCAGCATGCCTCCTTACACATAATCACGGTGACCATGTTAAAGGAGCGAACGAGGTTATGAAGGCTGGAATCGACGTTTATTGCTCAGCTGGCACAGCAGAAGCTGCTGGCTTATCGGGCCACAGGGTTAACGCGGTTGAGTCGATGAACAAATTCACGATTGGTACATGGACCATCTTGCCCTTCGATGTACAGCACGATGCCGCAGAGCCGTTAGGCTTCCTGCTCGCTAATCAAGCTGGAGATAAACTACTGTTTGCTACAGACACCTACTATATTAAGTACAAGTTTTTGGGGTTGACCCATTTACTCATTGAATGCAATTACAGCGAATCAATTGTTGAGCAGAATATCCTTTCACAGACTGACGAGGATAAGCGAAGCAACCTCATCTATCGCAGGAGTCGCCTTATCAAGTCTCATTTCAGCTTAGAAAATATGAAAGAGTTTATCCGCTCAAACGACATGAGCCAGGTACTTGAGATTTGGCTGATCCACTTAAGCGATACGAACAGCGATGAAGCACTTTTCAAGCGTGAAATACAAGAACTGACCGGGCGACCTGTGTATGTCGCCGGCAGATAGGAGCGATTAATACATGTGCATTATGGATGATATATGCGTATTCGACTTTGAAACAAGCGGGCTTAGTCCAATTGAGGAGCGAGTAATCGAGATGGCCGCAATTAGATATCGAGAAGGTCAGAGGGTTTCGGAATTCAGCACCTTAATTAAATTCGATGGCGAACTAACTCCAAAAATTACAGAGATCACAGGAATTACTGATGAGAAGATTGCAAACGGCATGGATGAGAAAACGGCGTTTCTATGCTTGAGACATATCATGGGTCCGAGCAGCGTGCTTGTAGCCCACAATGCACAGTTCGATCTCCAATTCTTGCATCATGCCATGTTCCGAATTGCAGGTAAGACGTTTGCCAATCCGTTTATCGATACGCTGACGATAGCGCGGGACCGCACTAAATATCCCCACACGCTTACTGACATGTGCAACAACTACAACATTCCGCTTGACGGCGCACACAGGGCATTGGCGGACGTAGAGGGCACATTGGCTTTGCTACAGGCTATGCACAAACAACATCCAGTTGACGAATGGGTTAACAAGCTGAGTTATGTAGCTAAATATGGGGAGCCAAAATGGGTGCCGGCGCATGCGGAGTTAACTCCAGTAGTGTGGAAAAAATAAAGGACGGTGAATCGAATGGGACGCATGAATCAAAAGGATTTTATCCATATAAAAACTTGCTCTAAATCATACGGAGCCTTAGTGCTTATCGATCATGTCCGCGCTCTAGTTGCCCACGTTGAAGCAATTGAGCTCGAGCTCAGGGTATCCAAAGAGGACGAAGAAGAAGCGGTTCGTAGGTGTGGTGAAGCGGAGTTGAGTATTATACGCCTTAATCAGCAGGTCATGCAGCTTAAACGGGAGTTGGGTGAATCTCGCGCCGATGAATTACAGGCAACTATGTCTGCAGACAGGCTGAGCACCGAGAATGACGCATTGAAAGCTGAGCTAGAGTCTAAGAAAGTCGTGCTGCCGAAGGAAGTAGCAGAGGATCTAGAAGCACGATTAAAAGCTAATCAAGGAATGATCTACAGCACCGCTTATGATTTTGTTCATAACAAGTATATATCGAAACACACTTGGGGTTGGGTTAACAGGCAAAATGATTGCAATTTGATCACGATTGCCATAGTCAACGGCTACACAGTCGAGGAACCTCCAACCACAGAGGATAAGATGCGGGAGCGATTCGAGGAGCGGTTGATACATTACGAAATCAAAGCCGGCATTGATAACAAAACTCTAGCGGCTGTACTAGCTCACGAGGTGCGCGAAGTGCTGGCCGAAGAACGACAGGAAGAATAAAGCAGGTGAGGTGAAATGGCAGGCGGTGCTTTTCAAACAAGCAGGGAGTTATTCGAAAATCCGATCTGGCAAAACATCGTCGAATTTAGATTGTTCTTCTTAATCTACGGAAAAGCCGTTTTTGCAGAGGAGGGGGTTAAGGTTGCGGATGACCTTATCCTCCAGCGTGGCGAGTGGCTCCGATCAACTCGAAAACTGCAAGAAGACCTGCAATATGTGGAAAATAGACAGGTAAAAACCTACTCCGTTTCCACAATAAATCGAACAATTTCTCGTTTAGTACGCTTGCAGAGAGTCTGCACGAAAACGCATGAACTTGGAACAGTGTTTACAGTGCTAAATTATGAGCAATATCAAGGGTTTGGAGGGTATCGGAATATGGAACTTGGAACACAACTTGGAACAGTCACGGAACAAACGCGGAACAATAATAAGAATGTAAAGAAAGAAAAGAACTTAAAAGATCTTATATCTTGTATTTTTGACCATTGGATGAGCAAAGATTTGGTAAAGCACAGGACCATAACCCCGCAGATAAATCTGCAAATCAAGTACAAGTTGAATCACTATTCAGAGGAAGAAATGATTCAGGCTATTACGTCCTATGATGCCATTCTTAATAATCCAAATTACAAACTGAATACTAGATGGGGATTGCTAGACTTCTTAGAGAAGGGCCATTTCGAAAAGTTCCTACCAGATCGAGACCCTTATACCTTTTACCCCAAGGTCGTAAATGATCTAGTTCCACCAAAACAATCAAAGCTTAGTAAAAACAAAGCACTCCTGCAGCGGGGGAGGGCGAACGCAAATGTTACCGGAGCAAGCAGAGTTTCTCCTGTACAAAGCATCGGCAGCTTACCCGAATCAACTTGAGCTTGAAGAAGAGACTGTTGTTGTTTGGATAGAGCGACTTGCCAATGTCCCTTATGAATGGGGCCTGTCAAATTTAGACTTCCACATCGATACAAATGATTTTTTTCCCAAAATATCAAATATCACTCGTTACGATTTGCAGCCAGTCAAAAACAATGATGCATTGCGGCTGGAAGCAACTCAGAAGATAGCTCTCCTCGACCATTGGATACAGACGGATGCTCCTGCTCCGGATGGCTATTGGGAAAATGTGCGCAAGAAGATATGGGGTGATCGAACATGAGTTGGCCGCACGATGAAGCTCCACCTGACTATGAAGCTAACTATCTAGGGATGCCAGACGCAGAACCTTACAACCTCGAAGCTGAACAGGCTGTAATAGGGTCGATCCTGCTTGAAGCTGAATCTTTTGAGAAGGTAAAGGATCGGTTAACAAAGGGGAAGTTTTACGACAAGGCTCATAGAACGATTTACAAGGCTATGTGCGATGTGTACGAATCGAAGGCACCAATAGACGTTGTGACGGTTTGCGCGGCGCTACAGGACGATGACAAGCTTGGAGAAGTAGGAAGTGTTACTTACCTCGCTCGCTTATCCGGATCAGTGCCGTCTGCTTCCAGCATAACCTATTACGCTGATATCGTCATAGACATGGCCCTGCGGAGGGAATCGCTTGTCATTGCACGCGAGCTGGTGAAGCACGCTACATCGGAGCAGGACGTTGCGGGGTTTGTCGCACTGGCCGAGAAGCGCATATCAAAGCTGACGGCTGAGAACAAGCCGCCTAAAGCGTTCGTGACCATGAGAGATGCGCTGTTTCAGGTATTCGAACAGACTGAGGAAAAATTCAACAACCGTCATGAAAACAAAGGCGTTACGGGTATGCCGAGCGGTTTGACTGATCTAGATAAGATGACGGCAGGCTTCCAGCGGAGCGACCTTATTATCATTGCTGCCCGTCCTTCTGTTGGTAAGACAGCCTTTGCTCTCAACATCGCACAGAACGTTGCTATTAGGGCGAAGGAAACTGTAGCCGTCTTCAGTCTTGAAATGTCAGCATCTCAGCTTGTACAGCGGATGATCTCAGCAGAAGGCAACATTGATGGCGAAAAGCTGAAAACGGGATACTTCGAGCCGGACGATTGGGGCAAGATGACCAACGCGATTGGCATCCTATCAGAAGCCAATATTTTTATCGACGATACGCCAGGCATTACAGTCGGGGAGATCCGGTTCAAATGTCGTGAGCTCAGAAAGGAAAAGGGCTTGGGTATGATCATGATTGACTACCTGCAGCTTATACGCGGTAACGGTCGGAGCGGCGAGAATAGGCAGCAAGAGGTATCCGAAATCTCGCGGACTCTCAAGGAGATTGCTCGGGAGCTGGAAGTCCCGGTAATCGCCCTCTCGCAGCTTAGCCGTGGTGTGGAACAGCGGCAGGACAAGCGACCTATGATGTCCGATCTACGGGAATCAGGATCGATAGAGCAAGATGCTGATATCGTAGGCTTCCTCTACCGAGATGACTACTACGACAAGCAAACAGAAAAGAAAAACATTATTGAGGTCATCATTGCTAAGCAGCGGAACGGTAAAGTGGGAACTGTAGAAGTCGCCTTTATGAAAAATTACGGTAAAATGGTCGATCTTCATCGGCAAACAACAATTGACGACCATGATGTGCTGGAATGAAGCGGCGGCCGCGAAAGCCTGTAAGGGTTGATCCCTTTTATCAGGAGGCTCCGACGGAGATCGTCTACAACGAGCAGAGGCGTGTAATCGGTGAGATATATTTACTGCCGGCGAAAGTGATGTATGAAGGCATACCGCCGAAAAGGAGGAAGAGCGAGAAATGAATGAACAGTCCGAATACGCGAAGCAGCTGCACACACACGTCATGACGGACGAGCAGGTTATAGCTCAGATCGACAAGTGTATCGGTGACGGTGTCCCAATCAACATCAGTACGATGCGGCGGGGGCTGGAGATTCTACTGTACGAGAGACATGAGCGGCAAAAGGTGTCAGCTCTCAAAACTGGAATTAAGCCAATCAAAGGGACATGTGCAAGAGTATACGATTTTCTCGTTTCCTTTATCGCGGAGTGTGGTTACCCACCATCTAACCGCGAGATTGGTGAAGGTGTTGGGCTATTGTCTCCATCGACAGTACATCGTCATTTGGATACGTTAGAAAAATTGGGATACATCCTTAAAGACCCAACGAAGCCGCGGGCAATTACAATCATCGGAGCAAGGGAGGCGGCGCTGTGAGGTTCGTAGGAGTCGATCCAGCGACTAAAACCGGATTTGTTGCTTTGGATGAGCGCGGTGAGGTGCTTGTTGAAGTAGAACTAAAGGGCACGGGAAAGGTTGAGAAAGGCGGCATATCGATCAGTCAGCTTGTCAGCCTAGAAGACCAGTTGTATACGTTGCTGTTACCAGGTGACGAGGTGGTAATCGAAGATGCTGCACCGGGAACGCAACGGGGTATTACAACCGGAATGATACACGGCGGGCTGCGAAGCATGGTTCATCGACGGAAATTGAGATTTAACAAGTTAATGCCTGCATCGGTTAAAAAGTATGTCGGCGTAACTGGTTGGAAAGGTGAAGCTGGCAACAAAGAAAGAATGTCGGGGAAAGAGGGTAAGGACGCTGTTGCCAAGGCGGTGGTCGAGCATTTTGGATATACCCATAAGAATGACAACATCGTTGACGCGTATATCATGGCTCGAATCGCAATGAATCTATATCACATGCGAGAACTGAATCCACCTGTTGACACTTACCCTTATCAAATCGAGGTAGTAAATTCGATCCTCGCAAAAACGGAATAACCGCGCAATCGCTCGGTGAAGGGATTACTGCTGCCACACAACCGAACATATGTTTCTAAACGAGGTGATCGAGTGGTTCCGAATTACAAGAATGCGACTTTAGAACAACTAGTTAACATCCGGTATCACGACGATGGAGCGAGTCTCCTGCAGAAAATGGGAGCGGAATCTGAGCTTATCCGCAGGCAACGTAAAAAGCGAAGTGGAAAGCTGGACAAACATCCGAGGTCGAAACGATGAGCCGCCGTCTACAGCCGCTGCCGCAGCCAAAGCTAGAGACTGACCAAAAGCCTAATAGCGAGGTTACTGTGCGGAAGATGACGGATGAGGAATATGCACAAAAGGCCGCAGTTAAACCGAGAGAACGTGACGTAATGGCGTGGAAGCCGACGAGAAGGAAAGAGGTGGGGGATTGAACCACATCATCTTTTCAAGCGGCGGAACCGCAAGCCTGGCTGTAGCTGATTGGGTTAAAGAACAATTCCCTAATGACAATATCGTGATGTATTTCACCGACACGCTTTGGGAGCATCCAGATTGTTACCGGATGCTGCGAGAAGGGTCAGACAAGCTGCAGCTACCACTTTTGACACACAGTATGGGGCTCAACCCAATTCAACTCATGTTTGAAAAGAAGATGGTCTATAACTCCATGATCGGTGATTGCTCAAAGATATTGAAAATGCGTGTGGGCATGGACTTTCTCAAACGAGGCAAGCTGCCGGCAGTTGCGTACTGGCGGAATGAACAATTCTTAAAGGATGCTGATTTCAAAACGGATGCTACTCTTTATTTCGGAATCGATTTTGATGAGATGCACCGCGAGACGGCCATAACGAAAAATTGGGCTCCTTTCAATGTGATTTTTCCGCTAATCGAAAACAACATCTGGAAAGAGGAAGTCCTCAAGAAGTACGACATCGAGAAGCCAGAGCTTTACAAACTGGGCTTTAGTCATAACAACTGCCACGGACGGTGCGTGAAGGCGGGGCAAGGGCATTACAAATTACTTAAGGAGCAACTGCCGGATGTGTTCGCCAAGATCATGGAGCAGGAGTTCCACTTGAAAATGTACGTCTCAGCTTACAGGTACATCACAAAAGGCAATGATCCAAAGGACAAGACGCCGATACCTGACGAGGATAAAATTCCGTTACATGTTCAAGAGCCAATGCTCAAGGAACTTGATGATGCATACCGCGATTACTTCTATGACCGAGCCTTGAAACCTAAACTTTACGTTCACCCAGCAGGTTCAGCAGCAGTAAGGTACGCGAAGATTCAGCAGTATAGCTTCATGAAAAAGGATTCGCAGCCATATCCGATACGCCAACTCAACCAAGACGACGAGGCAGAGAGGGCAATGTACGGCGGCGCTGAATTGATTGATCGCTATGACATTGGCGGCTGCGGGTGTTTTACGGATTCACATTGTGAGATAGAACTTGAAGGAGTAGATGTTTAAGATGCGAAACACATTGGGCGATTTGAATAATCATTTATTCTCGCAACTAGAACGTTTGAGCGATGAGGATCTGAGCGGGGAAAAATTAGCTGAAGAGATTAACAGGGCCAAGGCCGTGACCAGCGTAGCTTCACAAATTATTTCGAACGGCAGTTTGGTTTTGGAAGCAAGAAGGCTTGCTGATGACAGATTGAATGCGGACACGTCCATCCCGAAAATGTTGGAGGGGTAGCCAATGTTTCGCTTTAGTCCTGATCAAAAAGAGTTTATCAAGGCCAATGTAGTTGGTCTAAGCAATGCTGACTTAACTCGACAATTCAATGCCCATTTCGGTTTGACGGTTCGTGAGACGCAAATTAAATCTTTTAAAAAGAACAACTTGTTAAGTAGCGGATTGACAGGAAGGTTTGAAAAAGGTCGTATGCCATTTAACAAAGGGCAAAAAAGGACATGGGCCGGCGGCGAAGATACCCAATTCCGAATGGGCCATAAGCCACACAATTATATGCCAGTGGGATCTGAAAGAGTAAACGCAGATGGCTACGTTGACCTCAAGATTGCTGACCCGAATAAATGGCGCGGCAAACATTTGATTGAGTGGGAAAAGCATAATGGTGGTTCAATTCCCAAAGGCCACGCCGTCATATTTGGGGATGGGAATCGCACAAACTTTGAACCTGACAATCTGATTATGGTTTCGCGCGCTCAGCTTGCAGTCATGAACAGGAGAGGCTTGATCCAGTGTAATGCGGACCTGACTAGAACGGGCGTTATCATGGCTGATATTTACCGTAAAATTGGAGAGCGAAAAAGAAGCGATCGTGCTGATCGATAAGAGATTTATCAAAGTCGGATATGCGAGGTGAGATCATGAGCAATATTGTCACTTTAAGTCACTGTATATGCGATGTGTGTGGCAAAGTTAAGCGAAAGAAAGAGCTCAAGAGATGGAACGAGCGAGATGTATGCACGCCATGTATAACTGAATTAGTTGGTGAGGTGTAGGGATGATTTTGACGGGAGACTGCCGGATAGTCATGCAGGCGCTACCGGAGCAATACTTTCACACATGTGTCACCTCACCGCCATATTGGGGATTGCGGGACTATGGCATTCCGCCTAGTGATTGGCCTGAAACAACTTACATTCCAATGCCCGGTCTGCCGCAAGTGACTGTTCCAGCATGGAATGGTTGTCTCGGGCTAGAGCCAACGCCGGAGATGTTCGTTGCTCATACTGTTTCAGTGTTTCGAGAGGTTTGGCGTGTGCTGAGGGATGATGGAACGTTGTGGCTCAATTACGGCGATACTTATTCCGGATCCATGAAAGGCCGCAACGCTGACGGACGTGGTAATCCCGGTGATATGCATAAGCAGCACACAGGCCAACATGCCGGAAGCATTCAATATCAAGACTTTGAAGCTCCAGGACTAAAACCAAAGGACCTTGTTGGCATTCCGTGGCGTGTAGCCTTCGCGCTTCAAGCTGATGGTTGGTATCTCAGAATGGATAACATTTGGAATAAACCGAACTGTATGCCTGAAAGTGTAAGGGATCGCCCCACAAAGGCACATGAGTATGTGTTTCTTCTCTCCAAATCGGAGCGATATTACTACGATGATGAAGCTATCAAAGAACCAATGGCCGCCTCAAGTATCGAGCGGTTGTCACAGGATATCGAGGGCCAGGAAGGATCCGCGCGGGCTGCTGGTGGAACAAAATCGAACGGCAATATGAAAGCGGTGGGTGGTTCTAAAGGTGCTTTTGGACCTGAACAATCTAGGCGTAGAAGTGGAAACAAAGAACGAAAGTATGGGAAAGATCGCGATCGACCCGGTTCTCACTTAGGAGGCTCTATTCCTTGGGAGGGTAATTCGAGAAATAAACGATCTGTTTGGACAGTGACCACAGCCCAATTCAAGGAAGCACATTTTGCAACGTTTCCTGAAAAACTGATCGAGCCCTGCATTTTGGCGGGTGCTCCGGTAGGTGGTCGCGTACTGGACCCGTTCGGCGGTAGTGGAACAACTGAAAAGGTAGCAATTGAAAACGGACGTGAATGTACAAGCATCGAGATAGGTGAACAGTATGTGGAGATCGCTGAGCGACGAATAGCGAATGTGCAGCCTAAGCTTCAGTTCGAAGGACAATCATTATTATTTTGAGGTGAACATACGTGATCGTACGTGAACGAGTGATGCGGGAAATTGGCAGTCTTCTTGATGGGAGATGTGATGGTTGTCCTCAACTAAAGGAATTGAATCGGATCCACGGACATTCTACCTCTCATGTTGACGGGTACTGCCAGCGGACTTGTGAGGTTGGTCTAAAACTTAAAGGCTTGGGTGAGCAGCTTAACGCTACACTCAGTCCGCGCGTGGAGTTGGCGTTCGATGATGAAGAATATGCTTGAAAATTAAAGATCATTAGGAGTGAGGCTATTGAAAGCAATAACGATAATTCAACCGTGGGCGACTCTGATCGCCATTGGCGCTAAAAAATTCGAAACGCGTAGCTGGCCGACAAAGCATCGCGGAGAGCTCGCTATTCACGCTGGCAAGAAAATAGACCGCGAAGCGTGTGAACAAGAGACGATTAAAACGGCGCTGGCTGCTCATGGATACACTCCAGACAACCTGCCAACTGGATCTATTGTTGCAACAGGGAGCCTGTCAGAATGCTATAAAGCTAGACAATACGGTCTATCTGATTACGTGGAGTTAACTAGCAATAGCGGAATCAAGTCAATAGATGGACCTGAATTTGTTTATGGGGATTATTCAACGGGGCGCTTCGCATGGGAAATAGCAGACGTGCAGCAGCTGGCGGAACCGATACCAGCCAAGGGGCAGCAGGGTTTGTGGAATTGGGCTGCAAGCGGTACAACATCTGAATAGGAAGGTGATTTAAATGAGCAAGGGACTCAAACGCCTTAACTGGATAACGACAATACTTCTGCTGGCAATGGTCTTATGGGGCATGTGGAACAACCTGCAGGAAGCAAAGAGTAATCAACGCTATGGGGAGCTTGTCAAACAACGGGGCGAAATCAATCAGCAGTATGGAGAACTTGTTGATCAAATGGCTGCGAATAACAAGAAGTCAGCTCAAGAGCTGCAAGAACTTAGAGATCGCTTTAAGGAGTATGTCGATCGCTTGGATGGCAGGTGAATATGAAATGGGTTGTACAGCAGCCAATGGAACGACATGCTTAATAACTGGTGACAGGTGTATGTTTTTCATACCAAGCAGCGCTGCGTGCGCTGCATTGTATGGCGAAGGTCCAGATGCCAATGAGGATAGATGCGAAGATTGTAAATTCTTTTTTTTAAAAGATGGGAAACGGTCTTGTACATCTAAGCCGTTTTATCATGAACCCCGAACAGAATTTTTGGACGATGACCTAGTGAGTTGTGGCGGGTTTGAACGGAAATAATCTCGCGGTTCGGCGATACAACATAATGAATATTAAATTACATGGAGGATGATTCAAATGTCATTTGTTAAATTGAATGTATTCGAAGGCAATAAGAGCGTGGAGTTAGAGGTAGAGGCTGCGACACCGCAGCACATTGATTCCATTATTGTTGGTACTTTCGGGATTTTCGGCATTACGCAGCAACCAGAAATAACTGTTGATCTAGGCGGTCCCGTATTAATAAAAGCGGACAACGCTTCTAGTGCCGATTTGAAAGAGAAGCAACATAGAGAGGTTCAGGAAGCTAAGTCAACCATTCAACAGCCTGTAACTGCTCAGGTGATACCGCCGGCTAACACTAACATCCAGTCAAAAAAAGTTGAGCTGCAGGGAGCGAATAGAACGCTGAATACATCGATCGGCGAGAAACTAGACAAGGCTATTGCAGAAGCACCAGAAAAGCCAGATTGGTACGATACAGGAATTAAGTTTAAGGACGAAGTGCCACACTACCGCCTGCGCTACTGGTGCCAAAATGAAGCTTGCAAAAATCAAGGCAATCACTACATCGCTCTCGATGATAGTGAAATAGAATGCCACAATTGCAAGACTAAGCATAAAGTACGTCCAGCAATGGGCAGATTCGCAGATCAAAAGATTCCCGTGAGAGATGCTTTCGGCAACTTCTTCCGTGCATCGGAGCTTGTTTAGAAGTCAGGCAAGTCATATATTTTTTTGTCAAAAAACCGAACGTATGTGCTGGGAAGGAGGTGCCAATTCATGATTTACCTAACCGCAGAACAAGAGACGTTGTACAAGCTGCTGGCGGAGCATCCCAAATCTTCTTACCAGCAAGTGGCCGATTTGACCGGCTGGGCACTACAAGGTGTGAGCGTTAGGTGCCGAGCGCTTGTAATCAAAGGTGCGATCGAGCGCAAAGGCAATCAGCGCCGCTTTACACATAGCGCGATAGAGGATATCAAGTACATGGTGACGTACGATGGCAATCCGCCAAAAACACCTGAGCTGCCGGATACGCTCATGGAGCACCTGAAGGATTTCAAAGTTACGGATCAGCAGCGGCGCACGATTAAAGAGAATCCCAATCTCTCACGTAGGGAGTTGGCTGCCAAACTTGGGATAAGCAAGCTTGAGGTAAATATGCTGCTTGATCGGATTAACTATAAAAGGCGTTAACAAATAACATTTAGGGGAGCGATATAGATATGGCGAAGAAAGCGAAAACGGAAAAGTTTCACACGGAAGCGGAAGAGGCGGTTTACACACTGCTGAAGGATGTTGTTGATAAGCATCACAATCATTTCGAAAAACCTCGCTTCCTGATTTTATTCAAGCATGGCGGATGGTCGTCAAAAGGCCGGAACGTGTTCGCTAAATTCAAGGTTTTAGCTGATGATCTGCGCCGCACGCTGAAGAAGGAAGCAATCCTGTACCTGAACTGTGATGCTTGGAGGAAAATGACCGAGCCGCAACAACGTTACTTTCTGGATGAGGCATTGTTCGGGCTTGATTTCAAAACGAATGCTAAAGGAGATATTTTGATTCATGCTGACGGGTCTCCACTCCTCAAGTCAGTTCCGCCAGACCTTGAAGCGTATATTGATGTAATTAAACGGCATGGACCTATTGCGGCTGATGTGAAGCGGTTGTTGCTGGGGCTTAAAGAAGTTGGTCAAATGACAATTGAGGATCTCAAAGAGGAACCACCAGCACCGCCGCACGAGGGGATCAAGGTTGTTGTCGGAGCTAATGGGGTTGTTGAGGAAGTGGAGGACAAAAACCAGCTGACGATAGAAGGTGTAGCCGCCGCTGCTGAAGCTGCAAATAACGATCCGATGCATGACGTCGACAAAGGCACTAAAACAGATGAGCCAGAGGATGATAACCTCGAATGAAGCTGATGGACATGTCCTTTAGAAGCTTCTGGCTGCTGGCACTCACTTTCTGCCTACTCATTTGGGCAGGCGTTATCCTACTCATAATCGCAATCAAATAATCATAACGCCCTCTGCTTCGGTGGAGGGCGATCCCACAAAGGAGCGTGACGTAAGTGGGCGAAGCAAGGGATACATTGAGTAAGGTGGATGATCGTGGGTTTCTCATAGATCTCCAAGACCTTAAAAAATCATATAACGCCACGCTGCGCATGCTTACTGCGCGTAGGCGGGAAATTGAAGAATATATTGAACACGATAGCGGAATGACGATGGAGGAACTGGAGAATAAGCAAAATCGAAGCACGTACAAACATTGGCGATTAGCAAATGACGGCCACTGGAATGAGCTCCATGACATTAGAGAGATGATCTCGGAAGTCAATTTCGTCATAGAGTGGTTACGTACTGGCCGGCAGCCTGGTACAAAGCGTGGAATTGATCGGCGGAGCGTATACCAAAACACAGTGCTTCTTGACCCAATGATTATGGCTAACTTCTCAAATGCTTATAACAGCCGCAGCGGATCGACGATAACCGAAGCAGAGCGTCATAGGTTGGAGGAAGTGTTGGGCATCCTCAGTCCACAAGAGAAAGAATGCTACGTGCTATCGTACGGTCAATGCTACAGTCATTCAGATATAGCTAAGGCACTGGCGATAAGCAAGGGCGCGGTCGACAAGTATGTGCAACGAGCACACGCGAAAGTTTCGGCTGGGTGGCAGGGGACGTTATTTTAATTAGAGGAGCAGAACTGATGGAAACTAATAAAGAATGCGAGAACGTTGTAGACGACTGGACAGAATATCCCATGACCCTGAGACCTAAACATATCGAAAAAATCATGAAGATGAGTCAGAAGAAAACGTACGAATTTTTAGGGGCGGCACCTTTCCATGTAGCTAAAGCAGGAAGAGAACTGTATATTAGCAAATTGGTTTTTCGTAACTGGCTCGAAGGAACCAACCTTGATATATTCAACAAAGAAGAAAGCAAGGCTTAG